TTTCAAGGAAATGACCTATACTTAGAATATAAAATGAATTAAAATTAAACAATGAAAAAAATAGTAGTATTAGGCGGAGGAGGGTTCATAGGTGGACACCTTGCCAAAAGATTAAAAGAAGAAGGAAATCACGTAAGAGTATGTGATATTAAAAAACACGAATACTTCTTTCAAGACGAGTTCTGTCATGAATTTATTTTAGGAGATTTAACAGACCCTAAAGTTGTAGAACTTGTAATTGAAGAAGGTGTTGATGAAGTATATCAACTTGCTGCCGATATGGGTGGAGCATTGTATATCTTTACAGGTGAACACGATGCAGATGTTATGTATAATTCAGCAACAATTAATCTTAACGTAGTAAGAGAATGTGTTAAGAAAAAAGTGGGTAAAGTATTCTATTCATCATCAGCATGTATGTACCCTGAACACAATCAGTTAGACCCTGAAAATCCAAATTGTGAGGAATCATCGGCTTACCCTGCTAACCCTGATTCTGAATATGGATGGGAGAAACTATTTTCAGAAAGATTATACTTGGCTTTTAATAGAAACTACGGTTTAGATGTTAGAGTTGCAAGATTCCACAATATCTTTGGACCTCAAGGTACATGGACAGGTGGTAGAGAAAAATCACCAGCGGCAATGTGTAGAAAAGCTGCTGAAGCTAAAGACGGAGACGTTATTGAGGTTTGGGGTAGCGGAATGCAAACTCGTTCTTTCTTATACGTTGATGAATGTGTTGAAGCGGTATTGAGATTAATGGAGAGTGATTTTGTTGGTCCTGTTAATATTGGTAGTGAAGAAATGGTTACAATTAATCAATTAGCAGGAATGGCAATTGCAATTTCAGATAAAGATATAGAAATCAAAAATATTGAAGGACAACAATTTATTGATAAGTATGGTTTCAAATGTCCATTAGGTGTTCAAGGAAGAAATTCAGATAACAAACTTTATAGAGAAAAAGTTGGTTGGGAAGTTAGTCAACCACTTTCTATAGGACTTAAAAAAACATATCAATGGATTAAATCACAAGTTGATAAAAAAGAATTAGAAACTAAATGGATTTATGAAAGTCCAGATGGAGAAACGATTTACAAAAGAGAGATTGGAAATGTTGAAAGACATAAAATTAAATAATTAAAAATGGGTAAAGTATTAAAACCTAAACCTACCTCAACTTTGTCAAGTGACGAAGTTCCAGTTAGAAATAAGAAACAGCAAATCTGTTCAATAATTAAACGAAAAACAAAAGAAAAATTTTTATCAGAAAGTCAAAAAGAATATTATAGTAAATTATCTTCAAATCAAATTACAATATGTTCAGGTCCAGCAGGTGTTGGTAAAAGTTATATCGCAATGAAATGTGCGGTAGATTTATTAGCCGACCCAAACACACCATATGAAAAAATAATCATAGTAAGACCAGCGGTTGAAGCTGAAGAAAAATTAGGTAGTTTACCTGGTGGTGTTGAAGAAAAATTAGACCCATATATTTTCCCATCATATTATTTGTTAAATAAAATAATTGGAAAAGAATCTAGAGAAAAATTAAAAGAGATTGAGGCAATCGAAGTTTTTGCCTTGGCTTACATGAGAGGGATGAATATTGATAATTCAATATTAATATTTGAGGAAGCTCAAAATTCAACCCCGAGTCAAATGAAACTTTTATTAACAAGAATTGGATTTAATTCTAAATTTTTTATCTCGGGTGATTTGGAACAATTTGATAGACACAAAGATAAAACTCACACAGGATTGTGGGACGCACTACAAAAATTTCAAAATATGAATGATGTTGGCGTATTTGAATTTAAATCTACAGACATTGTTAGAAATCCATTAATTTCAAAAATATTAGAAAGATACGAAGAATGAAAATAGGTATTGAATTAAATGGAGTACTTAGAGACACTTTAAAAAAAATCCAACAAGAGTACGAAAAATGGTACATTGAAAATCCTTTCAAAGAAGAAGAGGAAGATGATTTCAAATATGAGGTCATTTCTGAATTAACTTCATTAGATATTTCCAAACATTTAAAATTTAGAGATAGTAATGAGTTATACGATTTTTTGTATAAAGAACACACAATGGAAATATTTGGTCACGCGGGTTCGGTTGAACCATCTGGTCTTTTAGATTTTAATGATTTTTATTTGGACATGAGAGAAGAACACGACATTCTTATTGTTTCAGATGAAATAGGTAAATCAAAACCAGCTTCGTTATTTTTTATTTCTAAGTTTGGATGCTTGGTTGAGTCTGTAAAATTTTATAGTGAAAGCACAATTAATTCTTTATGGGATTCAGTAGACGTTTTACTTACTGCTAATCCTAACCTATTATTAAACCATCCCAAAGATAAAGTGGTTATTAAGTTTAACACAGTTTATAATAAGGATATTGAATTTGAACACAAAATTTCAAGTTTAAAAGAACTTAAATTAAAAATACAAGAAATACTATGATACCAGTGTTAGGCGAAAATTATTTTATCGATTTAGATAAAATTGAAGGTTACTTAGATATGGGTCAGGATGATAACACATCTGATTCATTGACAGGGGTTACAGAAACAAGAATTAATATTATTAAATTTGAAATGGTTAAAATGTTATTAGAAACCGTTTTAACTGAACAGGAAATTATGGACGAAAAACTTGGAATGAAGTCAAACTCAAACACCAGTATTCCTTTCAGAATAGCATTTAATAGCTTACTAAATAAAAAACTAATCAATCATTATTAATATGGAAAACCAATTGCAAGACAAAGTAAAACAATCCATTAAGGTATTGAGAGACAAACAAGCCAGAATCTATTTTTTAGTGCAAGACACTAAAGGTAATGCTAAGGCTTCTGTTAGACTTATATACCAAATGGCAAAAACATTAAAAGATAACGGATTCAACCCAATTATACTACACGAAAAGGCAGACTACGCTGGTGTGATTGCGTGGTTGGATGAAGAATATATGTCATTACCACACAAAGCCATCGAAGGTCAAAATTTAGAAATCTCACCTGAAGACTTTTTAGTTATTCCTGAAGTTTTTGGATTTGTTATGGACCAAGTTAAACAATTACCATGTGCAAAAATAGTGTTAACACAACAATATGCACACATGTTAGAAACACTTCAACCAGGACAAACTTGGAATCAATTTGGATTTTTAAAATGCATTACAACATCAAACAAACAAAAAGAATATATTGAGAGAGTAATGAGACAAATATCATTTGATATTGTGGAACCTTTAATAGGTGAAGAATTTACCCCAAAGTCAACTCCATCAATGCCAATTATTGGTATTCATACTAAAGAACAAAGCGATGCCATTAACATTATTAAAACATTTTATTTAAAGTTCCCACAATACAGATGGTTTACCTTTAGAGATTTAAGAGGTCTATCTGAAAAAGAATTTGCAAATTCACTTAGAGATTGTTTTTTAAGTGTTTGGATTGATGACCACAGTGGTTTTGGTACATTCCCATTAGAGTCTATGAAATCTAATGTTCCTGTAATTGGTAAAGTACCAAATTTATCACCTGATTGGATGACGGAAGACAATGGTATTTGGATTACAGACCAAACATTATTCCCTGACCTTATTGCCGATTATGTACAGAATTGGTTAGAAGATAACATTGACCCTAAAATATTTGGGGAAATGAAGACCACAGTTGAAAGATATTCAGATAAACCAAAATTCGAATCTTCAATAGTTTCACTATTTGAGGGGTACTTGAACACAAGAGCAGACTCATTCGAAAATCAAATTTCTAAAACAGAAGAATAATATGAACAATACATTATCATTATCAGTTATATTACCAATAAAATCAGCAAAGGCAAAAGATTTTACTGAGTACTTTGAAAAAGCAATCACATCTTTAAAGAACCAACAAATTGTATTTGAAGAATTAGTTATTGTTCACACTCAAGAACAATCGTTAGTTGAAATTTTAGACACTTACGATTTTGGAGAATTAAACGTCACAAAACTTCTATGGGACAAAGAATCTAATTATGCGGACCAAGTTAATCACGGTATTAAAAACGCTAAAGGAACTTGGGTTTCTCTTTTTGAATTTGATGACGAATATTCTTCTATTTGGTTTAAGAATGTAAAAAACTATATTGACTCATATCCAGAAGTTCAAATGTTTTTACCCGTGGTTGTTGAAACGGATGAAAAAGGATTGTTTGCTGGTTTTACAAATGAAGCAACATTCGCAGCAAATTTCTCACAGGAAATGGGAATTTTAACAAACGACACATTACAAGAATATCAAAATTTTCAAACCGCAGGTTCAGTATTTAAAAAATCGATTATAGAAGATTTTGGAGGATTTAAACCTTCCATCAAGTTAACTTTCATCTACGAGTTCTTATTAAGATTGACGTACAACTCAATTTCAATTATGACAATCCCTAGACTTGGATACAAACACGTAAACTTGAGAGAGGGTTCTATTTTTTGGAACTACAAGTATGGTGAAAACAAAATGGTTGAAGACGAAGTAAAATTTTGGATTCAAACCGCAAAACGAGAATATTTCTTCACTGACGACAGAGTCATAAAATATCAATCTGAAAATGCGTAAATGCAAGAAACACTCTCTGCCACAACAGAAGATGTTTTATCTAAAAAAAGAGGAAGAAAAGCGGTTAACTTAAATTATTTTGATGTAAGAGAAGAGGAGGCGGTAAGAAATTTTCTAATCGCCGAAACATCATACGAAAAGAATAAGATTTATAACGAATTTTTAAGAGGCCCTCTTGATAAGATGATTTCATCTATTATTAGGCGATATAAATTATATCGAAAGGATATGGACTTCAATGAAATTCATACGGATACCCATTCCTTTTTAATGACCAAAGTTGACAAGTTTAAGCCTGACAAAAACAAAAAGGCTTATTCTTATTTTGGGACTATTTGCAAGAACTACTTGATGGGTCAAATCATTAAGGACCAAAAAGAAACTAATAGAAAAATATCTTACGAAGACATTTCATCTAGCCTTGAGGAAAGGGCTGACATGTCTTATAGAATAGATGATGACGTAATTGAAACTCATGTTATTATTAATGAATATCTTAAAGAGTTAAAGGAATTCATTGAATCTGAACAGTTAAATGATAATGAACGAAAATTAGGTTATGCCTTAATTGATTTGTTTGATAACTACGAAAGCATATTCTCAGGTGCGGATAATAACAAATTTAATAAAAATGTTATTCTATTATCACTACGAGAAATGACAAATTTAAGTACAAAAGAGATTCGTAGTTCTATCAAAAGATTCAAAAAATTATATACAATCATTCAGGTTAAAATGAAAAACTAATAAAAAAGTATTTATAGGTATGCCAAGACCACAGAGAAAAGAAATTAATTTTACTAAAGATTCTATATTATCGCTTATGCAAGAAATCTATAATGAGCTTGTCGAGCAAAGACAGACTGCAATTAGAATTCAAAATAAAATGTTAGCAATGTTGAAAGACCCTGCTGATATGACAACTATTGGCCCTGTAATTGAAAAACAACAAAAAATTGTTAATGATTGTGTTGAGAAAAAAATCAGTTTGTCAAAATTACAATCCAGCATTTGGGAAAAATCAAACAATAACAAAGAAGAATCATTTTCAATTGCAGATTTGGATGACGATTTAATACAGAATCTTATTGAAAAAGATGTTTCCAACGATGAGGAATCATATAAAATGAGATAAGATATGCCATTAGATTTAAATTCTACTCAACAATCGATATCAAGCAAACTTGATGCATTTAAAACCTATACAGACGTATCAAGGTCTGAAAAAGGTTTTTTAGGCAAGTTGGCAAATTCTGCATCAGAGGCAAATTCACAAATTACAAGTCAGTTAGACAAGGTAAAAGATTTACAAAAAAGATTTCAGAGAGACCCAAAAAACTCAATGGACCAACTTCTTGGGTTTTTAGGTCAAACACAGGGAAATGGGTCTGGTACTTTAACATATTTAAGAAAAAAAATATTAGAGGCCGCGGCAAAAATTGAGCCCAAGTTATCTGGCATAATGAAAGAAGAAACAATCAAAGCCCTTGGTTGTTCTGTTGAACAGACGTATAATGGTACTTCTTCCGCTAGTTTATCTATCCAACCTTTACCTTTAAGGCCTCAACAAGAAGGAATATATATTCCCGTAAATTCTATAGATTTTTTTTCAAATTTAAAACAATCGCCAGAAACAAAATTTGGTAAGGTTTATTACGAAAAACCAGAACCATCAGGTAGTCTTACATTCAAACCATTTGGAGGAAGCGTTCCTTTCCCAATGAACAAACAGTTATATAACTTAATGACCTCAGATAACGAAAATAGGTCTTTTAGTCAAATAAATGGTAAAAATTATTTAGGTAAATCAGGTCAAAATCTTTTTGATATTCAGTATTCCAAAACAAATAGTTTTGGAGTTACTGGCGATTATTATAGAATTATTTTAGTTGATAGGGAAGATGGTTCGGGAAATTTAACTAATAATGTTGGTGAATTTATATCCGATTATTATAGCACAATTAAATTGATTGATACAGTTGATATTGGAGCTCAAATTGTGAATTTAATATCAGGTGCAATAAATATACAAGCACAAGTTGGGTACGGAGCATTAGATAACCAAAGTAGATTTAGTTTAATTGCTGCAAGAATACTTGGACTTTGTTTTGACGATAGAAGAGAAATTGATGTAAGCGGAGTTGCCAAAGTTGCAGAATTGGACGGCGTTGACGATTCTTTTTTCGAATTAAATGAAATTGATTTACGAAACATTGAAGTTCAGATTTCAAACATTCAAAAAGGAATAATAGAATTTCAAGATTGTGATAATATAAAGTTACCTGTAGATTCTGAAGTTTTAGTTGATGAATTGATTGACTTTAGGGATACCGAAAGCGGTACTACGGTTGAAGAACAAGTTGCAGTTTTAGAAACAATTATTGATTCAATATCAAATAATCCTGATTGGTCTTTGAATGGTCCTAACAGTTTAAATGTTAAAGTATCAATAGATACAAACGTAATTAAAAAAATTCCTTTAGCGGTAGCCGCGGGAGTTTTAACACCTAAAAATCTATTACCACTATACACTTTATTATCTGTTGTACAATCAGGCGCAACATACACATATAATCAAGCAGTATCAAGCGCAAACACTTTTATAAATTCCGCAAACACAATAAGTACTAATGTCGGTAACGCAGGTGCAAACATTGGTAAACAGGGTAGTAATATTGTTAACGACGGAGCGGACTTTTTAAAAAAATATAAAACATTTTCAATTCAGGTAATTTCAAAAATAAATGCTGAGTTTTTAAAAGTTTTATATGAAATACTAAAAAAAGATATTATAAATTTAGTTTCTATTATTATTCAAGATGCGGTAAAATCTAAGATTCTAAAAAAATATGCCATTATTTTAAGATTAGTTCAATTAGCACTTATTATATCTCAATTAATTAATGACTATAGAAAGTGTAAAAGTCTTTTAGATAATATTTTACTATTGTTAAATTTGGTTGGTCAATTTGTTAAAAAACCAGGAAATGAAATACCTCTTCCTTTATTGGCATTGGCAAGTTTGTTACCTGGTACTTCTCCCGAAAGAACAACAACAAATGCAATTGAAGGTCTTCAAGGATTAGGAATTCCAACAGGTACCTTACCTGATGGTTCACCAAATTTGATGTTATTATATAATCTTGTTTCAAATAAAGCAATTGATAGGGAAGAAGCTGAAAATGGTAAAATTGAGGTTGTTACTTTATCAGGACCAGGATTCGGTAAAAAATTATAAAAATGAAAGACGAAAAATTTGAAGAAATTATAAATGGGATATCCAATCTAAAGGATTTACCTAATACTAAATTAGTTGAGTATTTAGACTTATTGTCGTCAGATTTTGAGTCAACAAAAGAATCGATTATAAAAGGTACTCTTTATTTAGATAAAGTAGAAGAGATGTATAACAGAATATTAAAAACATATCAAGAAAGAAATAATGGAAAATAACTCAATATTTTTTCAGTGTAGGGTATTAAATACAGAAGACCCAATGATGCTTGGTAGAATCAGGGGTGTTCGACTTATTGACAATTACGATGACATTCTTAAAGGTATTAGTGACCCTCCATGGAATGAGGAGAAAGACATTTGGACATCTAGAGACCCATTTGTTTTTAACACATTACTCCCATATTTTGTATACTCAGTTCCAAAAGTTGACGAGTTAGTACAGGTTATTTATGTAAACAAAGATTTTCAATACCAAAATCAGTACTACGTACAAAATACTTTTTCTAGTCCCACCGCAACCTTTAAAGAATTTTATTTCGGAGGAAATAAATTTACAGGTACGGGTATGCAAATTAAAAACCCAAAACCATTAAAAAATCAAGACGGTACTTTAACAGACCAATCTGTACATAAAGGTGTGTTTCCTCAACCTGGGGATAACGCTCTTATGGGTAGAGGTAGTGCTGATGTTGTGGTTAAACAAGATGAAATTTTAATTAGAGCTGGAAAATTCAAAGGAGCACAACTTCAACCAAACGTAATTCCTGTCGCCAATCAACAAAGAGGATTTCTTCAGTTATCAAAATTTCAAAGTGTATTACAAAATTTAGAACCTAAAGTTTACTACGAATTGAGGGATGATGTTTTGATGACAAAATATCTTATCGAATGGGTTATTGTTAATCCTGAAAACGCTCAAGATAAATTTACTGGTTCTGTGTATTTGTACCAACTAAAACCTGACGTAACAGTAAACTCAAAAAACATTACAGTTGATAGTGTTGTTGCGGATAATTTAAAAAAATTAGTTGCAACCGAAACATTTACGTCACTATCAAAACAAGACGTTATAAGATTTATTAATAATTTTATAAAAACGTGTAACTCTAAAAATGTTACCGAAAGTGGAATTAAATTATTTGATGACAATAACGCGTCATCTAAATTTCCAATGTATTACAGACCAAGTACGTTGATGTATTCTAAATTAAGTCCATCAACTAATATGGGTTCTTCCGCAACCGCAATAGAAGTAAAAAACATTAGTGAAATTTATAAAGGAATTAAATTAAACCCAGCACTTAAAGGAGGGTTTGGATTAATTTATTCCAAAGGTAAAGTTGGTATTCCAAGGACCCCAATTAAAAAAGTTGCCAAACAACAAAAATATGTAAATCAAGAGTCTTCATATGGTGCATTAGGAAGTGACATATTATTTTTAGTTTCTCATAATTCACAAATTCCAGGTAAAGGAAAAATTAATTTTGACGATACTTTATATGGAATTTCACCTGAAAAATTTACAAATGAATTTTTACCAAAAACATCAAGTATGGTTAGAGGTGAAGAATTAATTGAATTGATTTCACTTATTGTTAGGTTCTTAGTTACACACACTCACGCATATCCTGGATTACCACCAGTACCTGTTACACAAGATGGGACATCCGCACAAGGCATACTTACAGAACTTCAAAACGCAGCAAATAAGATTCTAAACGGAAATATCCGACTTAATTGATATTTATTGAATAAAAGATAAATGTCGATTTTAAGGTCTTACATAAATAAAAATAACACCATCATTTCTAACTCATATGTTAACACGGGAAGAAACCCTGTTATTGAGTTAAATTTTGGTGCTTCGGATTTAATAGTTCCGAATTACGGTTACACAAGATTTATCTTTGATTTGGATTTATCTTTACTGCGCCAGAATATTTCTTCGGGAGTTATTTCTACAGGTTGCACCTCAGCAATGACTCATACATTAAAAATGACTAACACATCTTCGTTTGACAATGAACTATTAAATTCATTTATGTCTAACGAAAGAAGAAGAGCAACATCATTTGATTTAATTCTTTTTAGAATTCCACAAATATCAGGAGACACAGGTGGTCCACAATATTGGGACGAAGGAGTTGGATACGATTATAATGATTTTAACATTGCACAAAACAGTGCAAATGGTGGGGCGTCTCCCTTAACATATGTTGATAGTAGAGCATATTCTACAAGACCTTCAAACTGGTATCAAACAACAACAATATCAGGTTGGTCTCAAAACGGTATCTACAACAATAAGAATGAGGGCACTGTAAACTATTCAGGGTTAACAATCGTAGCAAGACAACATTTTGAACTTGGTAACGAAGACCTTAATATGGATATGAGCAGTGAAATTAACGGTGTATTGAATGGTTCTATTACAGGTGTAACAGGATGGGGATTGGCATATCTTCCTCAGATAGAAAACATTACAGGTCTTACCGACAGTTATAGTGTGGCGTTTTTCTCAAGACAAACTCAAACATTCTATCAACCTTTTTTACTTACAGATTATAATGATTTAATTCAAGATAATAGAAACCAATTTTTAAAGAACCAAGAAAACAAATTGTTTTTATACGTTTATCAGAATGGTGATTTAGTTAATTTAGATTCCGACCCATACGTTAGAATTGAAGATAGAAATGGGGATGCTGTTAGTGGTATGTCTTCTTTGAATACTTGTTTAAGGACTAAAGGGGTTTACGAAGTTGTTGTTCCTAACGGATTTTCAAATTATCCAACGCCATGTTTATTTTATGATGTTTGGTCAGGTTTAACAATCAATGGACAATCTATTCCTAATGTAACAAATCAATTCACATTACAACCATATAGTGCGGGTATTCAAATTGGTTCAATGTCAAAAGAACCTCAAATTTATGGATTTGATTTTTACGGTATTTTACAAAACGAAAAAATATTAAACACAGATATTCGTAAAGTTGGTGTAACAATCAAACAGGCATATACAGGTCAACAACTATTATTAGATGTTTCTGGATTCTATAGAGTGTATGTTATGGAAGGAACAACAGAGGTTCTTGTTCAAGATTGGACTCCAATTAACAGAACACCAAATGAGTATTATTTTATATTTGACATGAGAGACAAAATTCCAAATCAATATTATGTCGACATTCAAGTGAATACTTCAGGAGAAAAAGATACTTATAAAAGACAATTAACATTTTCAATTGTAAATACGAAACAATCATGAGCAGAATAGTAAAGTTAACAGAAAAAGATATAACTAAGTTAGTTAATAAAGTTTTGAAGGAACAAGAACAAGAAACTGAAAACTATATGTTTTTTAGTAATCTAAAACAAATGGCAAGACAATGTCAAATGTTATTAGATATGGACCCACAAATGCTTGATGAAATCATTAAGAATGGTCACGATTGGGCGGATGACCACGTAACAGAAGCCAAAACAAATATGGACCAAGTTTTTGACTTTTTTATGAATGAAAAAAATAAAAGAGAACAATATGTTGATTACGAAGACATTAGTGAAGGAAGAAAAAAAACTGGTACCAAACTTTGTTCAAGAGGAAAAGCAGCCGCGAAATCAAAATTCAAGGTTTATCCATCCGCTTATGCTAATGGATACGCAGTCCAAGTTTGTAAAGGTAAAATGCCAGGTTTAGACGGTAAGAAACATTGTTCAGGCACCTATTGTTAATCCAAAATTTTTGCCTTAAATTTGCCATATGGAAAAGAAAGACAAGAGGACATTGGGGTATTTTACAAAAATACTATATAAATTCTATTTAAAACTTAAAGATAAATTTGACCCTTCACCAAAAATTACGGACGAAGAAAGATATTGTGTTCAAATTTGTATGAAGTTGTTGGATAATTATCTATCCAAATTGACATTTGCTCCTGTGTCCGAAAGTAGATATATTGTTAATGAAGACAAACAAATGTTTGTTGTAATTAACAACCACACAATCAACATTACAAATCATGTATATTCATACACCATTTATATTCAAGACCATTCATCGTATTCAAGACTAACTAAAAAATTTGATTCAATTCTTGAAGAGGAAAGACAAAATATTCAAGATGAAATAAGACGTAACATTAAACATTCGTTACAAACTATTTTGGACGGACTTGATTAATATGTTCTCTTAATACCTTACGTATCGTATTTGTTATTGATTCATTTTTAGGTTTGTACGATACCATTTTTGGTTTGTTGCCAGTACCCACTTTTGAGTGGGTTTTTTCTGCCTTTCTTTTTTGAGCACAAGCCGCTCTTTTCTGACTATCAGACATTTTTGATGCAACTCCCGCGGCTCTACATTTAGGATATCCTTTATCTGTTGCATTTGGTCTACCACACGGAGGATGACCACCACCTTCTTTTTTTCTACAAATATTTACCCACGGACCTTTTGGTTGTTTTGAACCTTTAGGTTTTTTCTTAGTGCCAAACCAAACCGCCAAGTCTTCTTTTAAAAGAGATTCTTTTAAGGGCTCCCCACTTATTGTTGGGTTAATCGCAGAACCTTCTTCATCGTTCTGCCCTGTATAGAATTGTTTTAAATAATCGTCAACTTTACTAATCTTTTTGGTTCTTTTTTCAATTCTTTCTCTTTCTTCAGGAGATTCAAGATAATCTCCGTCGGCTTCTTGATATGCTAACTGAGCGTTTGTGTATTTGTAAACAGGGTTTATAAAAGGACCCAATTCTTCCTCAGTCCAATCTTGTGGAGCTAAAATGATTGGAACTTTAAATTTTCCAGAACTACCTGAACTAGTTGCCTCTTTTAGTGTATTTTTTTTCATATTATTTACTATAATAAATATACAAACAGATTAGAATTATGACAGAGAAACAACCAATAGGATTACTTTTTGATAGTGTTGCTTATTACACGCCAAATGATGTGAATAGATTATGTGATGATATGAACTTAGAACAGGCTTATTACATGATGATTAAAGCGTTAGAATTTGCACACAACGCAAGAATTTTTACACTACAAGAATCAGAATTAGTTTCTAAATCTTTGAGAGTAATGAACACCCATTTTACAGAACAACCAAATGAAGAATAAAAAAGAGGTCTCACGGGACCTCTTTTATTTTATAATTTGTTTCCACAAGAAGGACAAAACTTAAAATTTCTTTTAATTTTTGTACCACACTCGGTACAATACTGTCTTATTTCTTCAACATTAATATTCTTAGTACCCAACGGAAGTATTTTAAATTTAACCGTATGAGAGGTGTGGTAGTTAAACTGCTCATAAGAATTAGTAAAGTTTTGGTTTGACTTTTCTCCCTTTTCAATTCTTCCAGTCTCAATTGATTTTTTTGATTTTAAAGACCTTATGTTTGGTCCTGTAGGTGTTGATGTTGAAGAATAAAATGAGGTTGATGTGGAGCCAACAATATTACTATTACTTGTGGTAAATGTCATGTTACCGTAATAAGGTGACCCTGTATTAATAGTTGTCCAACCAGTACCCCAATTTCCACCTGAAAGGTGAGGGTAAACCCTAACTTCTTGTTCATCATAGAACTCAACCAATACATCCCCATTTAAGTCAATTGCAGACCTATTCTCGGACGTATCTTTTACTTTGTAGGTAGAGAACTCAAACTTGTTATTTGTGTCAAGGAAACGTTCTAAAAACACTCTCTGACCAGGTCTTAATACAACACCTGAGGTTGAGATGTAATTTCCGTTTAACTTAATCTTACAGAGAACAGATTTGTGAGTTGGGTTATGAAGTTCAAATTCAAAATTGTCTTTATCAGTTAGAAAGACATTGTGGCCGTTGTAGACCTTAAGACGTGACTTTTTCTTTGTGATGTGCGCAGTCGGTTTGCCCACTTGTGTTGTGTAATACATTTGTTTTAGTTTTAACAATAGTTTTATGACTATGTTACCAATACCTTTGTATCCGTGAATACTCTACAGTCGTTAAAACTGGGGACTGATAAACTTAAATCTATTTATAATTATAATTTAATTTGGAAAATTGAAAATAATTTCCTTATCTTTGTTCTATGAAAAAAATATTATTTGTTTTTTTGTTATTAATTTCATCAGTTTCTTTTGGACAAAAGAAAACTGAGGGTAGTCCTTTGGTTAAATACCTTTCAGAAAAAATTAATCAAGACATAACTTTTGTTGTGTGGGAAGAAAAAATGGACTCATTTAGAGTCCATGAAATAACTTATTATGACTTTAAAAAAGAAAATTACATTACTTTAGGCGAATCAGAAATAAAATTAATGTATCCTGAATTATTAAATTGGTTTACAATTAAAAAAAATCTTCCACGACGTAGAACCAACAGGGCAAACATTAATAACCTTAATACTATCAAGACCGTCGACTTTGGGAATCGGCCCTAAGTTTTTAACAATATTACCGCCAATTTCGGATGTCACAATTCCCCAAGGAAAATCTGGTCCCAATTTTTTAAAAAGTTTACCTTTTCGACCGTCATCATCAAACTCACTAAACGCTTTCATATAATTTTCATTACCTAAAGGTGGAAATCTAAAAGTATTTTTGAAACTATCCTCTAGTTTCCAATCTTTCATTGCTGGTAATGCTGCGGACAATCTTGGGTCATCCATACTTATTCTTTCATAAGTTGTGTCCCCGTATTGAGATGGTAATGGTCCTCCTCCATATTTTGCCATTAATGCGGTTCCTAAAAATATTCTATACTCATCTGAAGAATCTCCTCTAAACATGGCGTCTCCATATGTTTTTCCATTATACTCAAAGTATATTATGTCAGGTTGATAATAAGTTTCATATGAAATGAAAACATTACCCTCACCAGCACCTAATGTCTTATCATAAATTTTCGTATAATCATTTTTAGGTAGTAGGTATCCCCCTCCAGCATTTAACGGAGTCGTATTACAGAGTAATTTTGTTTTTGTACTTGTTGTAGTTTTAGTACCCTGTCCAACTATATCAAAATCTACAAATTGTTCTTTAGAATACGCTTCAGCATATTTTTGTTTAAATTCTTCTGATTTGGCTCTATTATATGGCGTTTGACCAATCTTAACTTCTTTTACGTCCTTAGGGGCATTAATAACTAATGTCCCACTTTTAATCAAATCAGGGAATAACTCCTCAAAATAATTTTTTATACTGTTAGCTCTAGCTAAAGCTAAACTACCTTTTTCTTCAAAACCTTTTGGGTTTGTTACTAGTGATTCTCCCGCACTAATATTAACTGTAAATTTTGAAGAATCTGAATCTTTAATAAAATTTTCAATTTGAGGCTTTAAGTCGGATAATGATTTTTTTACAGCGTCTGATTCATATTTACCAAACCCAAACTTATCACCTAATTTTGTTGTTGGGAAATTTTTATTTTCAGTTTTAGTTTCGGTACCAACAACAACAGATGTTTGTTCTGACAAATATAAATTTTTTGTTGCAGACTCGTGTAAATTAAGAATTCTTAATCTTTCACTTTCAACTATATTCCAATTTTGTTTAATCATATTAATAAATATCATATAATAAAAAAAAGGGTCCCATTGGGACCCTTTTTAATATTGGTTAGACCATAGATTATCTCAATTCTCTCAAGTCAAATGTTCTAACACCATCAACTGTGATTCTTCCGTAGAATCTGTTGTTCACCATTTTCTTAGCGTATCTAGTCATGATACCTTTGATTGGTGTAAAGTTGAATGGGTTGTACATTGTTGGAGTTAATTGTAGAGGTACGTATGGTGCGTAGATGTAACCTGTGTCAAGTAAAGATGTACCTTTGTGACCCATTAACACTTGGTTAGGTGGGAAGTAAGGGTCTCTATACACTTGGTAACGACCTGCTAATGTACCAACTCTCTCAATACCCATGTTGTATTGGTCTTGCTCAGGAGCTGCGTTTGATACGTGGAAATATTCCAAGTCATCAAAAATTGCACTGATTTCAGAAGATACAACAATCCAGTTAGCTCCACCTCTCAAGGTAGATTTGTGGATTTGAGCTGAAATTTGGTTAATCGCTGTGATAAGCGTTTGGTTCCAGTCTTTCTGAGTATAAGGTACTGCAGAAGAACCTAATCTCTTCCAACCGTTGTAATCCCATCTTAAGTTCCAAGCCGCACCTTTTCTAAGGTCTCTCAAGATTTCTCTATCGATTTCAGCCGCAACTTGCTCAGATAATAAAGCTGTTAATTCAGCTTCAGCATCGATGTTGTGGAATGCCGCAACGTCTTGTGCCATTTCTGGAGACCATTGTGCTCTTAATTTTCTTTCAGTTACAGAAACTGTTACTGACATAAGGTCGAAAGAAACCTCACCGATTCTATCTTCGAATTCTAAGTTCTTATAGATTCTATAAGTTGCTGTGAATGCGTTTGATGTATCAACTGTTGATACGAATGTAGAACCTGTGTAACCGTCTAATGAACCACCACAAGTGATACATACTGGTACCTGTAAATCAACTTCTAAATAGATTTTTCCTTCAGCATCACATAAGTTGTCATATTGACCACCATCAGTTTTACTGTTAGGGAATACTAACGTAGCGTTGTTGTTACCGTACTGTACAATACCTTTACCATATCTTTGAGTTACAACTCTGAATAAATAAGGGTTAGTTGTGTTAGCAGAAGTTGTTGTGTTTCCAGAAACACCATAGATTGTCAAATCAGATAAGAAAGCTTCGTTATCCATTGGTTGACCATCAGGACCGATTAATTTACCTGCTCCATCAGATGCGAAACCTGACATAACTACTAATACTTTTCTGTAATCAGATTGAGTATAAGCAGAAGGAACTAAATTATCAGCTAACCAAGCAACTGTAGTTACAGGAGCTGTGATTGCAGAAAACTGTCCTTTTGAATAGTCGAATAAACCTGGTGGGTCTAACGCTGGTTCGTTACCTTCATAGAATCTATCGTAAAGGTCTTTTGTGTTGTTATAGTCATAACCTGAGTTTGGAGTTTGGTTAGCAGCTGCGTTTGGTGAACCGTAAGGTGCCCAGTGCTGATTTTGTGCATTCTCATAAGACTGAATGTTAGGTACGAAGTAGAATAATTTACCGATTGGTAAGTTCATAGCTTGTACTGAAACGATATCGTTTGCTAATAATTTAGAGAAAACTCTTCTAACGATAGGGAAAACAACTGTTTCAAATGCACCTGTATCAGATGTAGATGATGCTTCGTTAATTAAGTGTGAAGCTTGGTTTTCGTAAAGTTGAGCTACGTTCTCTCTCATGTGACCTTTAAGACCCTCTAAGAATCCTAATTTGTCCCATTTGTTGATTGTATCTTCTTTGATAACTTTAAGGTGCTTAAGACCGATGTTACCAACAAGACCTGATTCTAATAATGCTCCCATTTTAGTATTTGTTTGTTTTAATTTATTTTTTATTACCCAATTTTACTCATTAAATCCTTCATTCTCATGAACTGAGGATTTTCGTAAGTTTTTGATTCAATTAAGGTAGTTGATGAACCTGTTGAAACGTTTTTGTTTAATTTTGTTTCAACTGATTCGTTAATTGGTGTTGATTCAGTTTTAGATAATTCATCTTTAATTGACTTGTAAAGATTTTTTGATTCTTTCAAAGTTTCTACATTATCAAATCTTCTAAGAATATTTATTTTTTCTTTTTTAGTAGTCGAATGTTCTGTGAATAATCTAGTTGCATATGCTAAGTTTGAGTTGAAGATTGCAACTTCGTTAAGCTTTTCTCTGAAAATATTTAACGCTTTTCTGTATTCTTCATTCTTTTCTCTCAACATATTAACTTCTTCTTGAGTAGATTCTACTTTAACACCACTTTTACCATAAACATAGTTTCTGTTATTTGTGATGCCTTTTCTTAGACCTCTACCTTCTTTTGAACCCATGCCATAAGTTCTAGCAGCTTCTTTGGTTTCTCTTTTTTCAAAACCTGCGTCATCTCTACGAGCTTTAGTCGTTTTAAGGTTTTTTGGAGCAATTTTACCGTGCTTCATTGATAACCTTTCATCTTCCTTGTCTTTGTATCCTTGACCTTCTTTTGTTTCTGCTTTAACAACTTTTGACTTGCCTTCCATATTTGCGCCTTTCTTGTATTCGAATTTTGCTTTACCAGTACCTACTGATTTAGGACCTTCTTTTTTGTCCTCTTTAAATCCACCTGCAGCTTTATCTTTGTAAGTGAATTTAGGTCCTGAGCCAATTCCAACACCTTTAGGTTTTACTGTCGATTTACCTTCTCTAACAGCTCTTCTATGGTTGTAAGATTCGTCCAAATCTTCTTCGTCGTCTTCTTCCATCATGTCTTCATCTTCTGATTCCATCATGTCTTCATCATCTGATTCCATCATGTCTTCGTCTTCTGATTCCATCATGTCGTCTTCATCTTCTTCTTCCATCATGTCCTCATCATCTGATTCCATCATGTCGTCTTCTGAATCAAACTCGATTTCATACATAACTTCTTCGTCTTGGTCAACGTCGATATCTTCAACGTCTCCGTCTTTTGAGAAAATTGCGTTGATTACATCTTCAGTATCAACATCCATTTCATCGATTTCATCTATCATAGTTTCATCCATTTCTTCCTCAGACTCACCAAGCTTAACTAAATATTCTGCATCAGCGTCGTTGTCAGTTAAGTGAATATCTTCACCATCTTTTTTAACGATGATTCCGTCTTCTTCACCCATAGCCTTAAACACCTTAAGAATTTCTTCGTCAGAAGCGTCAGTCAAATCTATTGGACTTTCTTCAGAATCCATATCCATGTCCATGTCAAATTCCATGTCCATTTCCATATCATCCTCATTATCAGTATCCATGTCAACGTCTTCGTCGTCCATGTCTACATCTAATTCAACCTCATCTTCCATATCTTGTTCTGATAGAGATTCTTTTACTAACTGATTGATTTCTTCCTTCATAGTTGAAGCAAGTATTCCTTTTGCATTCTCGGCGATAGCCTCCTCAACATTTTTCATTTGAATGAGCGCCTCTTGTACTAAGTTTTTATTTTCTTGCATGAAAAAATTATTTAATTTATCATATAAATAGTGTCAAAATGAAAAAAAATTCATTTTGATTATACCACTACGTAAGATTTATTTGATTGTTGTACTGATTTAACTAATTGATATCCTTGTGAATCCAACCAAGATGTGAGTGAATCAAAATTGGTTTCCCAAACTATGCATATTATTGGGGTACCTAATGCATCCAATGCGGTAACCTGATAAGAATTTGTTCCAACAACATTATAGTGAATTGTAGCTTGAGGAATCAATTGTATTGAGTTAATACTTAAACCAGTACCTTCACAATACGCCAAACAAGATGACCAAGTATTGGCAGAAATAACATGTTGTTGTTGAGATGGGGTAGTCCCTAATATTGCTAAGAAATTCATATATTTTTTTTATATAAATATCCCCCAAACAAAAAAAGTGGTCATTAAGACCACTTTTAAATTAATTAACGTTTAAGTCAATTATTCAATAACTTCATCGATTTTACTTTCAGACACCGCAGTGATTCTCCAATCATGTGTGAACCCCTCGTATTTTTTTGTTACTTTCGCTTCAACGTCTGTAACTGAAAAACCTTTTACAAGTTTTTCTTCTCTGATTTTTTTAATCTTTCCTGAATTTTCATCAGGGAAATCGTACTGAATTTTTGCTACAAAATATTTTTCTTCCATAATTTTATTTTCCTAAAAAATCGTTCAATTTTTTCATTAAGTCAACTGATTTTTCAACATAATCATTTCCTTGTTTTGTTTTTATTTCTTCGTCTAAATTTTCCTCATACTTATTTCTGTCATCAGGATTTGAAAACAAATAAGCTCCTGGTGTAGATGGTGACGAAACTAAGTCAAAACATATAAGTTCAAAATCATCTTGAACTTCATTTCTTTCTCCAACTTTTTTAAGTGAACCAACCCCTCTTGATGATACTCCCATAGTAACACCTTGTCTCATTAAATTTGCTGCAATGTCTCCTTTTGTTGAAACAATTCCTCTTTCATGAAACCCTGGAGAAGTTAATAATTTTAACTTACCCATTAAGATATTTTTGTCCCACCAAATATCTGTGATAATGTGAGACACTCTATCTAAGTCAATAAGTGATGATTCAGGGTGATTTAATTCTGAAGTTGATAATCCTTTAGCAATGGATTGTTTATATCTTTCGGCTTCTCTTTTTAATATTCTTTCAGGATAAGTTCTACCGTTTCTATTTGGTGTATCGTATTTCTGAAGTACCGCGTAAAATTCGAAAGGATTTCTATAATCAAGATTTGTTGCTTCTTTTAATACCTCGATGTTACGAACATCGGTTGGGGAAACAAATCCAGCATCCATTTCAATCAATATACCATGACCAATCTCGCTGGCCTCTAAAATTCTTAAATTTTTCATCTAATCTTTTAAGATAAATATACCGTTTTGAATAGTTTATTGAGTAACTTCTTTTTTTGAGTTTGAAAATTCAAAGTATTTGTTTTGTATTACGTTATTTTTGTATACCGATTTTACTATAGTTTTTACTGAATCTTTAATTTCATTACATTTAAAATCCATTTCACATAAGGTATATAAGTTAATTTCTAAATTAAAAAAAGATTTTTTTCCTTTTGATATTCCACTTGTCCTTAGGTCTAAATCAACAATACTTTTTTCTTTAAATAGTTTTGGGTTTATGGATTCGAAAACAGAATGTTTTATTTCTCTTCCTAAGTTTGAAACAACTCTGTTCCAATTATCGTAGTCATCTTTTGGTGTTACCCACGATTGAATGTTAATGTATACCGATTTTAAATTTTTAGAATCAACAGTTCCATACACAGACTTAATGGGATTGAATAGGTTAAGCTTTACACTTTTTCCTTTTTTCATTAATGTTCATATTATATACGTTTATTTTGTTAATCAAAAAATACGACATATATACCTAATTGTCAAAATTTTTTTTAAATCGGAGATATTTCTAGAATATGTTAATAGTAAAAATCAACCAAGGGGAAAATCTTGAGAGAGCTCTTAAGACCCTAAAATCAAAAGTAATCAAAACAAAACAAACTCAAAAGTTGTTTGAGAAAAAAGAGTATACAAAAAAATCTGTACTTAGAAGAGCACAGATTTTAAAGGCAAAATACATACAACGCAAAAATTCAGAATTAAATTGATTCTTCTAAATTCTTTAATTTTAAAAAGTTAAGTTGGTCAAACTTCTCGAGTTTAACTTTGTCTATAGTTTCAGAAATTCTTGTTTTCATTTCTTCAGCTTCTTCTTTTTCTAAAATATTATTTAATTTAGAAATTGCACTTTCACGAATAGTTTCAAATTTAGTTTCTAAAACTTTTGTATCTTCAGACACTAATTGAAAAAATTCTTTTTTAGAGTTTTCATCTAATGTTTCTATATAATTTCTAATGGTTTGGTTTGCAACCGTAACCATAGAACTTATTGGAATATTCACACTTTCCTTAATTGATTCTTTATTAGATGTTAGAATTTTAATTAGGTTCTTTTTAGCATTAACCCTTTCAACTAAATTAATTCTTTGGCTATAAACTAAAGTATCAATATCCGAATAATTATTTTCAGTTTTTTCAGAAACGTTTGACGGAAGTTTTACTGTTGGTAACACTTTGTTTAAAATATTGATTCCCTCTTCAATAAAATATTTAGCGTCCTGTTCACTTAAACCTTGTGGAGTACTTAACTGGTCGTATATAGTATACGCCTTAGACATAGATTTATTACTCAAAACATTGTGTTTGAATTCTCTCAATGTCTTCTTGAATTCCTTTTCATTTTTGTAGGACTCCAAAAGATTTTTTTCAATAAGGGATTTTACGGCTCCAAAGGTCATTTTGTTCTTTTTCAAATAAATATTATGAATTTAATAACTTATCCAATTCTTTTGAAATTTCTCCTAAAGAATCTTGTCCGTGACCTAAATTTATCATTTCCGCCCCCTCAATTAGATTATTTTCAACCAAAATATTAAGGTCTTTCATTTTTGATTCTGGTGTTACTTCTCCTCCTGCTGGTGGAGCTTCAGCTGGTGGGGCTTCAGGTAATGGAGGTTCTCCTCCTGATAAATCACCTCCACCAAATGATGGTGGTGGTGCCAATTCTTCACCTCCATCAGGAGTTGTTGCCGCTCCTGCACTTGGTGTTGCACCTGTTGCACTTCCATAAAGTTTATCAATATTATCAAATAAACCTGTCTTGGTAATAACAGTAGGTGTTGCCTTAAGTTCTTCCCCAACCGCTCTTTCAATTCTTTGTTGTTGTAAGTCAAGACGAACTTCTTCATCAGACCAACCAAAGATATGTTTCTTAGCCCATGTAGATGAAGTTGCCTGAATACCGTTTCCTGGGTCAGCAACCAAATCTTTGTATAACAATACCTTTTCTTTCCAAACATCAATTTTTAATAAATCCGCTTGAGTTGATGGATTTGTTAATCCTATTGTAAAGTTTGATAATTCATCTTCAAATCCTAATAAAAATAAGTGAACGATTGCAATTTTGTTCAACTCTGCTAACATACTCTTTTGGATTCTGTTGATTGTACGAGCGAATCTAATGTCTTGTAGTGCCAAGTTTTTACCATCACCAACAACTTCCTCAAATCCTAAGAATGCCTTAGGTACACGAAGAGCAGTTAATAGTTTCTTTTGGATATATTCAATATCTGCAATTTCAGATAGGTTAGTTGCACCAGGTAATGTTGTAATTGGGTCTGGTGCTGCTGGGTCACGTACAGGGATGAAGTAATCTTGGTCAACCGCCATTTGGTTGAATCTCATATCTACATTACCTGTCTTACTATCTACAATTTGCTCTCTTTTAAATTTGTTGGCAACACGTTGTACATATGCTTCAACATCATCGTCATTCATATTTCCAACAAATACCTTGAACATTCTTCTTTCAGGTGCTCTTGATGTACGATAAATCAACATCGCGTCTTCCGATAATAAAAGTTGTTTCCAAATTCTTCTTGCTTTTTCCAACATAGAAGTACCATAAGGAAGTTTTCTATCATCACCCAATAATCTAAAGTGAGCAATTTCCCATGATTGGAATTCCATGTTTTTGTTCTTCCAAGTGAAATGTAGAGCCTTTCTATCCTTATCAACTTCTTGTTTTACGTCCGTTGCAATTTTACCACTTGCACCTACCTCATGTCTTTCAATTTCAATTGTAGGTAATTGTTGTACTCCAACAATTCCTTTTTCAGGGTCTAATTTTAAATAAACAAAGTTATCACCGTACTTACAAGTGTTTCTAGTCCACATTGGTAAGTTAGTGTTGATGTCTAAGGCGTTGTTAAATAAGTCGGCCAACACACCTTTAATTCTTTTTGATTCTGAATATATCTGTAAGATGAATCCATCTTCATTAGTGGTTGTTGATTCCTCAGCGTAGATATCTAATGCGGCAGAAATCTCAGGAGTATACTCCATTGATTCATAATCATACTGAGCCGATAATCTTGTTGGTTCATAATAAATTGCTTGTGAATAAAGGTTGTTTTCTACCTTTGTCCACTGATTAGTAAGATAATAAGTTTGTTGTGCCTGAAGTTTTTCTTTCTCGTATTCTTCTCTACTTTTTGTGCGTAGAAGTTCCTTTTTATCAAACTTGAATGTTGGATAATCCTGTTGTAAAAGTGAGTTCGGTCCAAATGTTTGTGACAGTCGTTGCCAAACCGTCATATTCTGTTCTGCCATATTATAAGTTTACTTATTACCTTGATAATATAAATAGTTATTTGGCACCAAATAACCACCCATATTTTTGGTAATCGGCTTTGGACGCCCCGTTATTCGTAAGGTGGGGGTCTCTTCCCATTTGGGGAACCATCGGATTAAAAAATTCTGACGTGTTTTTATTTTCACTCATAACAGTAGACCATGAATTCAACATTGCCTTTGTATGATTAACAACTTTACTTAAAGACGCAAATGATTTTTCTGCAATGTATATTGCCATAGATAAACCCATTATACAGTCATCGTGTTGTCCTTTTTGGTGGTCAGGTCTTCCGTTTATGTAAACAAAAGTATTCATTTCGTTGTAAGTCCTATGAGAATATATTTTAAACCCGTGTCTAACCGCTTCCTCAAATGCCGCAATAATTTGAACCCTTTTTGTGTTAAAATTAATACCAGGTATTTTGTCATTAATTTTTGGGTCCCATTTCCATTTGTTTGTTGTATCAACACCATCAACATATAATCCCCCTTCGTATTGAAGTTCTTGCATTTTTCTTGCGGTTGAAACTCCCATACCACCTGTAATATCAATTACACAATAAGCATTATACATTGTACCCCACTTGTAGGCAATTTCAGCTAATATATCTGGAGGTATTTTTCCAACATATTCAAAAACTTGTTCTCTATCGTCAAAATCAATAATTTCTATTGATGAAAAATCTTCTGAATCTCCTCTTGAAACGTCGACACCCATTACGTACTTATGTCCATTAACTGGTTCTTTAAAAATCCACAAGGAATTACCCATCAATTTTGCTTGAGGGTCTCTTAATTGATTTTTAGAAATATTCTGCATTAACTCAGAATCAAATACGTTATCCCCTGAACCCAAGAAATTACATTCCAACTCCTGAGCCACTTTACGTCTATCGTATTTAAGTTTTTTTACCATACTCTCAAACCATGAAGAACACGGTTTGTACCCTTGCTCAACATAATTTTTTACAACACTATGGTCTCTCTCATATGGATTATCCATAGATAAGTCTATCAAAACATCAACTGGATAATCTTCCCTGTTCAATAGATAATGAACTAAATCATTTGTCTTAACCATGTAAAGGTCTTTTGTATATCGAGGGTCTCTGAACCAAAACATTTCAGAGATTTTGAAATCGTTCATACCTCGTAAGGCTTGGTCATAAATTTCGTAATAGATTGGGTCGTAACCGTTTGGTGTGGATACAACAATAACTTTACCTCCCGTTGATAGTGAGGCCATACACGCTGACCAGAAATCTCCGTCAGCCTCGATAAACGCCGCCTCATCAAAAATAAGAATGGTTGGGGTATATCCCCTCAAAGCATCTTTTGAAGTTGCAACCGCCTTAACTTCACATCCGTTGTTAAGTTTAAAGTGTCTTTGTGAATTTTTTTCCACAGAGAATCCAATACCAACCCAAGCAGGCCATTGTTCTGTAAAACTTCTAACCTTATTTGCCATCTCCATGGAGGTATCCAACTTGTTGGCAATGATTAGAATTTTTTCAGGTTTTTCTTTTCTTGCAAATGCAAGTTTTTTTGACGCCCAAGCGGCTGTAACTGTAGATACACCTGCCTGACGATACTTCAAGGCGATGTTTTCGTTGTAGTTTTCGTAATCTTCTAATAGGGAAACTTGGTCTGGAAATAAATCCAATGGAACATACTTAGAGACTGTGTTGTCGTATGTTTGTAAATAAGTACGAAGTGCGTAAGGAGTACTCCTCATACACTTCGTATATTCTATAATTAATTGTTCTTTAGTCACACATTTAGTTATTTAGGTCTCGATATACCTAAACCGCTAAAGAAATCATCAAGTCCATCGTCCTCGTCATCATCGTCTGAATCACCAGGTCCTAAACTACCTAAGAAATCACTCATTTCTTCATCGTCATTACTTTGTTTGTAGTCGTCGTACTCGGTTTTAAGTTGTTGAGCTTCTCTCATAATTTCTTTGAATTTTGAAGTTGCTTTTCTAACTTTTGATTCATCCTCTGAAATTGCAAGTCCGATTAATTCTAAAAACTCTTCGGCTGGTATCTGGTATAATACAGTGTGAAACCAGTTTATCAGGCCCTTGTTTGATTCTGAATACATTTCATCAGGTAATGCAAACCTGATTTTTTCAACAATCTCAGGACCTATTCTAAGTTGCATAGGTTCGTTTGACAGGAGGTCTGTTTGACCCATAACTCTTTGAGCCATTTCAGGGTCTTGAGGTAATCCATATCTACCTTTTGCTTCTTCAATACCTTTAATAATTTCATGACATAGGATAGGAAAAATCATACCGTCGGCAATAATTTTAGTGTTTGAAGATTCTCCTCCCTCATCATCGCCACTTTCTTCTTCATCATCATTGTCTTCAAGTTTAACTTTTCCAGCAACACCTTGACCACTTTGACTCATCATTTCAATCATTTGTTCCATACTAAAATACATGAAATCGTTGATTGCCATAATACCCAAATAATCTCTGTACAAAGAAGGGTTGATTGCGTCTAATCTTGCTTTGACATCAGGTTTTTGAAAAATATAATGTCCTTTCTTTGCAGCTCCTTGAACAATTGCGTTGATGATATTTCTCTTATGTTTTTCTAATTCTAAAATTTCCTCGTCGGTCAAATCTTCAACATCGAACGATGGAATTTCTGGCATCTCAGGTTTTTCTTTTTTCTCAGGTTTTTCTTCTTGATATCTAAAGTCAGAAGTATCGATACCATCTCTATTCAATCTAGCCTCAATTTCAAACCAATCCTCAGGAACCTCAGTTTCTTCTAATGAAGCCTCCTTTGCTAAATCTTCCAACTCTTCTCTATGTGCCGCCTCAATTCTCATAATTGCAGGAAGTTTTCTCATCATTTCTTGGTAAACCATACCTTGAACTTGTTGAGAACTAATATCTTCTATACCTGTAACTTGTTTTAATTTGTCCGCAACTTTTCCAAATCTTGAACTAACTAATCTTTGTACATCCTGTGCACCTTTTTTCATGGCAGGATTCTGAGCGTATAAACTTTCAGGGCTAGCTAATTTTCTTTCTAACCTTGGGTCCATTCTTTCAGGTCTGTCCCCGTAATTTATTTGTTCTTTAATCTTTGCCATTTTATTTTTTCAATAGGTTTAAAATTACGTCAATCACTTTATCCTTAGCGTCTTCAGGAGAAATCTTTCCTGCCTTAGGTGCTGGGTTTACTCCAGGGTTTGGATTTTGACCAGGATGTTTTGGTCTTGGTCTTGTACCTGGTTTTGTAGTTGGTTTTGTTGCTGGTTTTGTTGGTGCCGTAGCAGGACCTTGTTCAGACAAATGTCTTATCAAATCACCCTTGGTGATTCTTGGAGGTAAGTTTTTTTCTACTATTTTCATAATTTGAGATTCAATAAACAAAGATACAGGATTTTTTCCTTCTCCCAACTGTTTTTTTACTTCTTTTACACATCTTTCCCATTTTCTAGATTTTTTTGGTCCAACTTGGGAATGACAAATAGCCCATGGGTTTGGTTTGTTTTTCTTTGCTTCAGACATTCCCATCATATTTCTGTTATCATCCGAATCATCATCCATTCCATCAGGTGCCATATCATTAGCATCATGAGGGGCTTCTTGACCTGTAAGATTTTGTAGTGCGTCTGCACCTAAAGCGTTTTTGTCTGTAACATCATCTGTTTCAGTTTCTTTCATTTCACCCTCTTCCGCAGTAACCATAACTTCTTTTGTGTTAGGGTCTTGTGAAACAACAACATTACCTATTTTACCACCTTTAGGTCCTACTTTATAAGTTTTTTTAGCGGGTATTTCAGTAACTTGTTCTGATATGAACAATTTTGTGTGAAGAGTTTCGACTTGTGATTCTGTTAACTTACTAACAGTTTTTGATGACAATCCCTTTTCAATTAACTCAAGGGCTTTTTTATTAATTTTCATATACTACTTTCTTTTCGAATTCTAATATCAAATCTCTCTCGTAGAGTTTGTCTTTTATTTCTTGTTCTGACATTCCGAATCTAAAAACCATTCTTTTTTGATTTTCTAATTCTTCTGTTTCCCAGGCTAATGCAACAACATCATCCATCGCATCTATCATACAAAAAAAATCGGAGTTCTGAATCAATTCCAATTTTACATCAGTATTCCTCAGAACTCCTACCTTTTTGATATATTGTATTTCAGGAGGACTAGGATAACCGTTTGACGGTTTACTTTCCCAAGAATCTCCCCACACATCAAGACTATTAGAGAAAATGAACTCGTAAAGATTGTCCCCTTTATAATTGGGTCCTAAACCATTTACGTATATCAATTGACTCATACTAATAATCCTTCAGGTGATATTTTTACTTCTTTTCCTTTATTTTCAAACACCAAATTTTTCTTGTTAGTTTTTCCAACAATTTTAGCTGAGATGTTTTCTTCTAAAAATTTTTGAGCCGCTAATTCTTGTTCAACTGTTTCAGTAAGTTTGATAACGGATTTCATTTGTTTTCTAACTTCAGAAACAACCGCAAGTTTTTTATTAGCATACTTTTCTTTGTTTTCAAGAATTTCTTTTTTAGTTAATTCAAAATATTTTGAAATTACTTTATCTACTGGTGATTCCGAAAAAATACTGTCAATAATTGCCCCGTTTCCGTAATCTTCTTCATCCATTTCACTTTCAACTGGAATATCCATATCCGCTTGGATGTCTTCAACTTCAGTATCATCTGTAAAATCCTCTCCATCCATATCATCACCACCTAAATCTTCAGCATCTTCTTCAAATTTTGCTAAGATGTCTTCTTTGTCTTCTTCAGATAAAATTTTAAGGTCTAATGCAGATATCACCATGTTGATAACATACTTCACATCTTCAGATGTCATACCTTCTTGGTTATCTAAAGTTCTGATTTTTTGGGTTAACTTTCCTGTAAGTTTTTGAATCGTTCTAAAAGTTACTGTTTCTTCTCCGTCCATTTCAGGTGCTTCAATATCCATTTCCGCATCAACTTCAACATCTCCTTCAGGTCCCATGTCTTCCATACCCATATCTAAATTCATTTCATCTTCTCCCGAAGGCATTTCTGCATTAGGTGATGGTGGTAAAGATGGTGCAGGTACCGCTGGTGGTGCCGCAGGAACTTCAGCCATTGGAGCTGGTTCCGCCTTAGGTTTAGGAGTTTTTAAGACAAACTTTTTTTGTTCTCCAAATAAAGAAATACCTTCTTCATTTTCATTAAGTCTGTTTAATTCTCCAGCAACTAAATTTAATCTTTTGAATGCTTGAGAATATGAAGAATAGTATTTTCTATTTTTCATTGGCTCAATGTACTCAGTTTCAGATTCGGAAATAGTTTTTTTAATAATATATCCTTGTCTTTCTTTAACAATTTCATATTTGTTGCCGTCTGCAAGACCGATAGAATATTCAGTTTTGGCAGTTTCATTTATATTCGATGGAACTACTTCGTTAAAACGTGCAATTTCCATGATTCTTTTTAATTTATCTTGGCCAGTTAATTTTTCACTACCAATTGGTTTTAAATCTCCCATATTACGATTTATTTATTTTTACTTTAGTTGTTTAATCCTTGGAATCCTCCTAAAGATATTGCGTTTAGTTGGACAATAACCTCATCACCATCTTCACTTGTCATAACTGAATATGGTACTGTAGAACCAGATGGTGCAGTACCTCCACTAAATGACCCTAACATACCAATAGTGTATTGATATTGTTGGTTTACTTCAATAACAAATCCAATAGTTACACTTGGAGTTGGTGTAGATGTTGGTGTAGATGCTGGAGTTCCAGTTGGTGTTGGTGTTACTCCCGCAGTTCCTGTTGGAGACGCGGTAATACTTGGTGTTGGTGTTTTAGTTGCCGTGTTTGTTGGCGTTTGAGTTTGAGTATTTGTTACACTTGGTGTTGGTGTATTTGTTGTGGTTGCCGTGTTTGTTGGCGTTTGAGTGTTAGTTGCGGTATTTGTTGGCGTTTGAGTATTAGTTGGTGTAGGTGTTGGTGTTTTAGTTGCCGTATTAGTTGGTGTTTGTGTTTGAGTTGTAGTAGGTGTTGGTGTTGAAGTGTTAGACGCTGTTGGGGTTGGAGTTACGTCTCCTAAACATTCAATACAAGTATTCCATGGTCCATTAAATATTGTTGCCGTAAAGGCCAATGGAGTATCAAATCCAGGTGCAATTGTATAACAACCGTTGGCACCAGGAATTACAAGGTCATAAATTTTTCCCTCTATTAAGTCTGTTTCTATCTTTATGTAATAGTTCGTAGACGAACTACACGAAGAAGCTATATAATAATTAAGCGCCATCTAATTTTTTCTTTATAAATATACGATTATTCACATTTATTTAAAGTAATGAAGGTTACTCTTCTATTTTTCTCTCAACAGACAATTCTTTATCCAAGGCTTTATTTGAACTATCAAACAATCTTTGAATATGTTCTGACCTTCTTAAGAATTTAAAAACCAAATTTTCATACGAAAGTTCTCCTTCTTTTTCTAATCCAGATTTTCTATAATCTTTCAATTTTTCTTTAATGGAATCGATTAGTTTTTGATTATCTTCAGATTCTTCCGAATCTAAAACCTTGTCAATTTTTTCGGTCCAGTTTTTAATTTTCTTTTCAAGAACTGATTTATCTATTTCGTTTTTAAACTTTTTTGGGTTTGTAACCCACTCATCATTCATTACTGAATAAACTCCTGTGGCAAAATGAGGTTCCTCATTGTCTTGAGCATATAACTCAACATCATATCCGTAAATCTTGATGTCGTGTTTATCATTAAAAACTTGTTTTTTTAAATTATATAATTCTTTATACAATGGAGCCTCATCTTCATATTGTTGTAAGTCAACAATGATGTGTAAATCAAAATCCGAAAACTCGGACCAGTTAAAATTGGCCAAAGAACCTGTTAAAACAATGTCCTCAACAAATACATCCTCACCTAAATAATTAATAAATTCTTCGGAAATTCGCATAAGAGCTTTCCTAACTTTAGGAACCATTGTTGCCTTTTCGGGGTCATTAGGATTTTCCCAAACTTTAGGGTTTAATGTTTTTTTTACCAAAAAACTATTAAGAATTTGTTGGAATTTACTCATTTATATAAATACTATAGTTTTTTGTACTTAAACGCTTTTGAAATATCGGTGGTAAAGAATTTACCTTGAGATTCCGCCATTCTGAATTTGGTATAAATCTGGTGAGGTACTTCATCATATTCATACTTAAATCCGTTATTGAATTCAACAACAAGTTTTTTTGTCTCGGTGTCGTATTCGCTTTTTTTAATGTTTGAAGATTTTATCTCGTTAATAATCTTCGTTCCCTGAATCGTCTCTTTTACTATCATATAATTTCCAATCTTTGAGCGGCGTTAATTCATTTATTTTTTGAAGAAGTGGCATTACATAATCCTGTACTTCTTTTTTAGTTGCATCGAATCCGTAATCTTTAACCGATGCAATGACTTTATTTAGTTTGTTTTGGAATCTTTCTTGTAAGTTCATCATTTTCATCGTGTAAGTTGGAGGACTTTCTAAATCTGATTCACTAAATCCTAATTCTTGTAAATGTTGTCTAAGCTCCAAATATATGTCTAAAAGCTCTCTTAGTATAGACGCAGTTGCCAAAAATTTCTCAAACGGTTTCATATTTAATAAATATGGACTACACCGATACTTTTCTATTACACGGTAAAATTGATGTTGACCCAATCATAAAAATCATTACTGATAATAATTTGGATTGGGATGAATACACCGAAAGACAAAATAAATGGGGTACAGAACATCTATACACCAAAACAATACCAATAATTTTTGACAAGTCTTTTAATTTTAATCATTTAAAAATTATTCCAACCGAAAATTATCCATTGTTTATTGACGAAATTTCAAAAATAGAAGAACAAATTAAATCAAACACAGGTGAAAGCGGAAAAATTATGAGAGCCCTATTGGTTAAATTAACGGCAGGTAAATTAATTAGACCTCACGTTGATACCGTAGGGTTTAGTTTAGTTGTTTGTAGAAGAATCCATATTCCAATTCAAACTAATGATGAATGTTTCTTTACTGTCGGTGATGATAAAAGAAATTTAAAGATTGGTGAAATGTGGGAAATCAACAACGACAAAAAAATGCACTCGGTTGAAAATTTTGGAAGTACTGACAGAATACATTTGATTGTAGATTGGGTTGAGGAATCATTATTTGAAAAATATGATAGACAAAACTAAAAAACTTATTGTTTTGATGCCGCCCAAAACCGCATCAAATTCTATACGAGTCTTATTGGAGCAACATGGTTACTTTTTTTCTAAAGACTCTAAAAAAACAAATTACCCCCAAATACATTTAAGGTTAAGTGAAATTGTGGATTTCTACAATATCAATAATTTAGACGAATATAGAATAATACAAATTACCAGAAACCCATATCATCGGTACGTCTCGTCTTTTTACTTTCAAAAAAAAATTATCCCTCAAAACTTCTCTGTTAAATTTAAAGATTATACTTTAGAACAATTTTCAAACCATTTATTGGAATCAAAAAAAACAAATAATTTTATTGATAATTTTTATGGTGATTCGTCATTTGTTAATCACACAATTAATAATGGTATTAGTTGGGGTGGGACCAGATTTTATGATAAACAATTTGATTGGAATGATTTGGGGATGGACGTAAAATATTTTAAGTTAGAAAACATAATTGATGATATAAGTGAATTAGAAAATTTTTTAAATCTACCTATTAAAACTTTACCATTAATAAATTCACAAGGATTGAATGTTGATTATCTATCTTTAATAACACCAAAAATTCAAGATATTATTATTGAATTATTTGGAGAAGATTTTGATAAACTTAACTACTCAAAATAAAAAACCCCCGATATGTCGAGGGTTTAATTTTACTTTTTCAAGTTTTTAATTTGGTCTCTAAGCTCAATTGATTTTTCAAACTCTTGGTTTTCAATTGACTTCTTTAATTCCAATTCAAGTTTCTCAATAGATTTTTGATTTTTTTCAAAGCCTTTGATTTGGTCTCTAAGTTTAACTGCCGATTCAAAATCTTCGTTCTCAATTGCTCTTTCAAGTTGATACTTTAAAGATTCTAATCCTCCTGTTTCTTTAGATGAGTCTCCTCCTCTATAATAAGTTGTTACTTTTATTGTACCATCATCAGATACTCTACTTTGCGATTTCCATTCCCCTTGGGTTAAATCAAAATGAGAGAACATTTCATCAAACGCTCTAAAGATGTCATTGTAGTTTTTTCTGTTTCCAAACATAATTTTATTTTTTTAATTCAGATTTATTAATTACCTTTGTGGTATTCAAATAATATACCAACTGAATCTTAATGTCAAGATGTCAGGTAAAATAATTATAACCTGACAATTTGTCAAAAGATTTGGAGAAGTCCAATATTTGATATTACTTTGTAAAAAATTAGAAACATATGAACGACTTAATGGACGATGACGACAAAATGATGAGTAAGAAACAGAAATCGACTGGCGACAGTACGACTCCTGTGTTAGACAACTTCAGTCGAGATTTGAATAAACTTGCTGAGGAAGGTAAATTGGACCCTGTCATTGGACGTGACAGAGAGATTTTGAGAATAGCTCAAATTTTATCTCGTAGAAAAAAGAACAACCCAATCATCGTTGGTGAACCTGGTTGTGGTAAGACCGCAATTGTGGAAGGTTTGGCGATGAAGATTGTTAGTGGTGAATGTCCACGTAATCTTTTGGATAAACGTTTAGTCAATCTTGACTTAACTTCTGTTGTTGCTGGTACAAAATACCGTGGACAATTTGAAGAGAGAATGAAGGTAATTATCGAAGAACTTCAAGCAAATCCTAACATCATTGTATTCATTGATGAAATCCATACTCTTGTAGGTTCTGGTAATTCTGCAGGTTCTATGGATGGTTCAAACATTTTTAAACCCGCACTTGCTCGTGGTGAAGTCCAAGTAATTGGTGCCACCACATTGGATGAGTTCCGTAAGAATATTGAAAAAGACGGAGCGTTAGAACGTAGGTTTCAAAAAGTTGTGGTTGAACCTTCAACTGTTGTTGAGACAATTCAAATCTTGAAAAACGTTCGCGACAAATATGAGTCTTATCATAAAGTCACGTATTCTGACGAGGTTATTGAAACTTGTGTTAAGTTGGCAGACCGTTATATCACGGACCGTGAGTTCCCTGATAAAGCATTTGACATCTTAGATGAAGTTGGAGCTCGTATGCAAACAGAACTTAAAGTTCCTGAAGTTGTTGAAGAGTTAAAACGTAAAGCGGCTGAAATCAAACAACAAAAAATTGATGTTGTTAAGAAACAAAACTACGAACAAGCTGCTCAGTTAAGAGACAAAGAGAAAAAGGTATTGGATAAATTGGAGGATGAAAAACGTAAGTTTGAAGAACAGATGTCAAAAGACAAACAAAAAGTTACATTAGAGGATGTGTACGATGTTGTTTCAAACATGACCAAAATTCCTGTAAACAAAATGTCTGTTGATGATACCAAAGCTTTGTTGAACTTGGATAAACACATTGTTGGTACCGTAATCGGTCAGGACGCCGCTGTTATTAAAGTGGCTAAATCTATCAAAAGAAATAGATTGGGTATTAAAGACCCGAACCGTCCGATTGGTTCATTTGTGTTCCTTGGTTCAACAGGTGTTGGTAAAACTCACTTGGCAAAACAATTGGCTAAGGAAATGTTTGGTAGCGAAGATTCATTAATTCGTGTGGATATGTCCGAGTACCAAGAGAAACACACCGTATCTAAATTGGTTGGAGCCCCTCCAGGTTATGTTGGATACGAAGAAGGTGGATTGTTAACTGAAAAAGTTAAAAACAAACCATATTCAGTGATTTTATTTGATGAGGTTGAAAAAGCTCACAAAGATGTATTCACAGTATTACTACAAATCTTGGACGATGGTCACGTTACAGATAGTTTAGGTAGAAAGATTAACTTCAAAAATACCTTAATTATCTTAACCTCAAACCTTGGGGTTAAAAAATTACAGGACTTTGGAACGGGTATTGGATTCGGTACAAACTCTTACAGTAATGAAGAGGCGAAAAAAGACATTTTGATGAAAGAGATGAAGAACTTCTTCTCTCCTGAGTTTATCAACCGTATTGACGATACTATTGTTTTTAACTCACTTTCTCAAGAAGATATCAAAAAGATTACGGATATCGAACTTAAAAAATTGATGAAACGTCTTGAAGATATGAAGTACAAGATTAATTATGACGATAGTTTAGTTGAGTACATTGCAAAAATTGGATATGATGAAAGTTATGGGGCAAGACCTATGAAAAGAGCAATCCAAGACAAAGTGGAGGACTTACTATCCGAAGAAGTTCTAACCGACAAAATTGTGGAAGGTAAATCTTACGTGATTAAGGTTGAGGACGAAACGGTAAAGGTCGTTAAAAAAGGACGATAATAAAAAGGGGGATTATTCCCCCTTTTTTTGTATTTATAATCATGAGTAATTTTTCAAAACTATTAGACCATTTTAGACAAAGTTTCCCAGACGAATTAAAGTCCAAGGTTGACGTTATTGAAAAATTTGTTGTTAACTATATTAAAAAACACAACATTACAGTTAAGTTTTTAAATTCGTGTGGTACTGGTTTTAGTGGGGTTAGAACAAGAGACCAAGTAATTATTTGCTCACCAGCAAACATGAGAACTATCGGTGATTTTTTATACACCATATTTCATGAAATTCGGCACGAACAACAAGTTAGGGATATAAAAATGGATAACCCACTTACTGATTACGATTTAGAAGATTTTGAAAAATTATATCAGCAATATTGGGAAATGGAGTTGGATGCCGACCAGTTTGCAAAAAATATGATTGCTAAATTAGTTATTAAATTAAACATACCCATTTGGTTTGCAAAAGGTCAATTCGGACTATCTTATTATATTGAACAATATCCTTCTATGTCAAAATCAGTTGAGATGTCTTTGAGGTCAATTGTGTCAACAATTCAACACCTAAAAAAATCGGGGGCCGAGTATGAAGACATACAAGACCACCCGATGGTTAAAAGGTTTATAGATAAGTTAGAAAATTTTATCTAATTAGAATAACAAATCTCTATTGTTATAACTGTATTGTTTTGCTTCTTTAAAGTGTAGGGTGTGTCCCAAATCCTGAATCATTTTTCTACCCATTTCAATCCCATTGAACACGTCATCAATAACGACATATTCATTTGGAGTGTGATAATCATAATACCCAATCGAGAAGTTAATACAAGAGAAGTCAAATTTACCTCTTAAGGCATAAACGTCAGTATATGGGTGAACCATGTATCTCATATCTTCATTAACCATTCCTTCGGTTAGGACTTTATCAATTTTTTGGAAGAAGTCTGAATCTCTATCAAACAAAACTTGACCAAAACATTTTTCAGTAATCATCCAGTTTTCAGGGGCATCAAATTGGATTCCGTATCCAACATTTTCAAAAAACTTTGGGTCGGCAACTCTTGAGCCATGACATCCTGTTTCTTCAGATACAAAAAATGCTGCTTTTAGATATGGTAATTCTTTTAATAATGTTAAACAAGCAAATACACCACATTTGTCATCACCACCAATACCAGTTGGTTTCCCCTCATTGTTATAGGCTTTGAGGGATGGTTTTAACACGTCTTGTGCGTTTGGTAACATCATTTCTTTGATGTTAATTGTATCAATATTGTGAACGGTGTCTGTGTGAGAAATTACACACGGGAAATAAAAATCTTCAGGTAGTTCTGAATTTTCTTGTTTTGTTGCATAGACATTCATTTTGTCATCAACATAATGGTCTATATTGTTTTCAGTCAACCAATTAACCAAGAATTCCACCATTTGGTGTTCTTGATAGGTTTTTGTGGGTACACTTAAAACTTCTTTTAGAAGTGCTATTTTTTCTGTCATAGCACAAAGATAAGAATAATTTATATTTCATCCAAATTAAATAATGTTGGTTGATATAATAAATTATAAAAATTATCCTCAGACAATTTAACTTTTTTCTGTTGGAATCCTTTTTGTAGTATTACCACTACTTTCATACCAGGGTATTCAAATCCTTCGATTTTGAATCTGGTTTCTTTTTTTGGGTCTTTAGGTAGATTATAAAATTTGTCTTGTTCAAATTTTTTAGTAATTCTATCAGTCATTTCAGTGAAGTCGTGAACAGTAACTCCGTCTTCTCCTGGACCGTCTTCCAATTTTTCTAAAATATCATCTAATTTTCTCGAAGTATAATTATTGAAACTTTCTGTGTCAAAATTATCGTCGTTCATATATTGATACGTGTCATCGGCCCAACCTCCTGGAGATGTTACGTTTCGTATTATATCATCAATCAAATCTTCAAGAGATAAGTGTATTTTATTTTCTTTTAAATACAACATTATCAGGTTAGCAACCGTGGTTCTGAATCCGTCACCATAAGATTCAAACCCAAGTTGGTCCAAGAATTCATCAAATTCTTTATTAACCGAGTCTCTAGCACTTGTCCGAGCCTCACTGTTTCTTTCTGATTGATAATCTGAAATTATATCTTCCGTTTCACGTCTAAAGTTAGTTAATAGTTTTTCTGAAAGTTGGTTTCTAAATTGTTCACTGTCAAAATCTACTTTAATTGGTAGAATTATCTTTGAAATTTGTGCGAGTTTTTCTTTATTATCATCATTCAAATTATAATATAGTCCCCAACCATTCTCAAAATCTTCTTTAGCCGAATGCCAATCCATAAATTCGTAATCACTATATGGAGAATTGATTACACGATAGAACCAACTGTCATCATCACTAAGACCCATCGCCTCTAAAAACTTTTCCTCGTTTTTAAACTCAACGTTAATCTTACTTTGACCTCTGTTCTGTCTATCTTCCCTTACTTCAGTGAATAACTCGTCCGCGTTTTCAAGTTCGTAAGCATTTATCTTACCTCTAACGTAGTTCCTTAAAGCAATGAATGTGTCTAATACCGCCATATGAATATAAATACAACTTCCACTTGGATTTAAACATATTTATACTTACCTTTGTAATGTTCTTTGAAAATATGGGGATGAAATGGTATCGATTGGCATTGTTGGGGATAAGTGGCACGTAGTCAGAATTCATCTATGACTTTAATCTATGGTGAAGACAATTAGCTGGCAATACTTTTGCTAAGATGGCGACTTTAGGTTTAACTAGAGAAGCTTCTGTTGTAGCTGCCTAAGAGGTAGTCACAACCGTTACTCCAACCAAGTTGGTGTAACCTCGGGTCGATTAGGACGTTAACCTAGGAACAGAAGTCCAATATACGGGTCACAGGTCAGAGCTCGTTTAAAATAATTCTGAGACCAGGTTGTTTGTAAGTTTGGTTCCCACATACATCAAACTTAATATTTCGGAACGTTGAGAAACAACGTTGTACTAAACGTGTAGTCATTTATTGTCAAAGTGAGCAAGACGCGGGTTCGACTCCCGCCATCTCCACCAATTTAAATTTTATGGGAGTAGATTGTAATATATGTAGCAACAAGTGTTTCGGGGTACCAGGGTACCACGGAAGTTGTTGCACCATAGAGGACCGTGATTATATCATAGGTTCTCATCACGACACCCAAGAATTTATTGACTCTCTATCTAATAAATTTGGTAGAGAAGTTTCCTATAATGAAGTGTTTGTTGATTACGAAGAGGGAAAAACTTTATTCCCAAACAAATCAACTTGGCAAAATCCAAATAGCTATCCCGCACTTCGAGTTGATTTTTACAACCCAAGATTCCCATGTATTTTTTATAACACAAAAATTAAGGCGTGTTCTGTATACGACATACGTCCTAAAACCTGTAGAGAATACGAGTGTGATTATTTAAAGGAGCACACAACCAACATTTAATAATTTCATAATACATTATTAATACACTTACAGACATACTTTCATAGTTATTGGGGAACTAATTTAAATAATTTTATGAAGTATTTTCTTTTATTTTTATTGCTACTTCCAACATTAGCAATTGGACAAATAACCGTAAACGGTTTAACAAAATCAAAATCCGAAAACATATATTTTTCACATATAAGTTTTAAACACTCAGACGGTGCCACATATTCAACAATTTCAAATGAAAACGCGGAATATAAATTAAACCTTAAATCTGGTTTATATACAATAAAAGCGTCATACATTGGATATAAAGAATTCACAAAAGAATTAAATGTAACGTCCGACTTAACCTTTGATATAATATTTGAAGAAACTGAAACTCAGTTGTCAGAAGTTGTTGTAAGGGCGGCTCCACAAAAAGTAACCGAAGCATCAATTGTTAGGTCAATACGAAATAATAATGTCGTATCCGATGGACTATCAATTGAATTTATTAAGAAAACTCCTGACAGAAACGTTGGTGACGCACTTAAAAGAGTTGGTGGGGTAACCATCCAAAACGATAAATTTGTATTGGTAAGAGGTTTGGCAGACCGTTATAATTCTGCATTATTAAATAAAACCCCACTACCGTCAACTGAACCAGATAAAAGAGCGTTTTCTTTTGACATAATCCCAACTTCTTTAATTGACAACATTATTGTTGCTAAATCATCGTCAGCAAATTTGCCTGGTGATTGGAGTGGGGGATTAGTTCAAATAACAACAAAAGAAGTTTCTGATAAATTTTTTAATCTGTCATTGGGAAGTGGTTGGGGTTCGGTTTCAACCTTTAGAGATTTTAAGTTAGTTCAAGCTACCGATTTCCCTTCCACATTCCCTTCAACTTATAGATACCGTATATCATCAAACGGAGATAAAAGGGCGTATACTAAATTAATTGGTAATCCATCAGTTGAACAGACTAAATCAACCCCTAATTTAAATGGAGGATTATCATTTGGTCACGCAAATGGAAAATGGAATTCATTATTTAGTTCTACAATTAGAAATTCATATACACTAAACAATATTGAAAGAAAAGATTATCAATCATCAACAGAGTTAGCTTATGACTATAAAGATGTTTTATTTACAAAAAGATTTTCAACAAACAGTTTGTTTAATTTAACTTACTTGGGTGAAAATAGATACAGTTGGAAAACTTTAGTAAACTACCAAATTGAAGATTCATATCTAAACCGTAATGGCGATAATTTTGATAACGTTCAGAATGTTTTAACAACGTCTTCGAATCATGTTAACAACGTTGTAATTAGTTCTCAATTTGACGGTAAAATTAAAACATTAAATTTTAATTTAGGATACAATTATACGTTTAGAGAACAACCAGATTATAGGATTAATCCAATCACAAAATCATTAGGTGTTAACGAACCTTATGCAACTGCGTGGAGAGACACATATCGTTTTTGGAGTGTAATGGATGAAAACTCATTTAACGGTAACATAAATAAAGAACTCAATAATATTAAAATTGGTGGTGGGTACATTAAAAGGTTTAGAGGTTTTAACGCTAGAATATTTCGTTATCTATCAACAGACATGATGGATGAAATAACAAACAACACCGACAGATATACTGCCGATTTTGATTTGGGGTCTCTTTACTCGATGTATGAAAACGAATTTGGTAAATGGAAAATAAATGGTGGAATAAGAGGTGAATATAATTTATTTAATGTTCAAACCGCAGATTTTAGTGGTACGGAAGTGAATGTTAACAGAAAATATTTAGACCTTTTACCTTCGTTAAATCTCTCATACAACGAAGAAAAAACAAAGTATAGATTCTCAGTAAGTAAAACATTGGCAAGACCTGAATTCAGAGAAGTTGCTAATTTTGCTTATTATGATTTTGTAAGAAATGCTCAAATATTGGGAAATTCAAAGTTAGAAAAATCTGACATATATAATTTAGACCTTAAATACGAATGGTACCCAAAGACAGGTGAAAACATTTCGGTTTCTTTATTTGGTAAAAATTTCATTAAACCAATTGAACAAATTGTTGCAGACGGCTCAGTTCCTTCAAATCTTCTTTTAACTTACACAAACCCTAATTCAGCAATCTTATACGGTATTGAATTTGAAGTTCGTAAAAAGATAAGTGATTGGTTTGATGTTTATACAAATGCTTCGGTAATGAATTCAGAAGTAGAAGTTAATGGTATCAAAAGACAATTACAGGGTCAATCAAACTATGTTTTAAACGGAGGAGTAAACATACATAAAAAGAAAAACACCCTTAATTTAACTTATAATAGAGTTGGTGATAGAATATCATCTGTAGGGTTTCAGGGGTATCCTGATATATTCGAAAATAGTAGAGATGTATTAGACATTACATTCTTACATAAACTTTCAAAAGGAGAAATAAAATTGGCAATAGGTGATGTATTTGCTCAACCATCAATTTATTACCAAAAGGTACAAAACCGAAATCTAATAAAAATAAACAATGAGCAAACAATTTCATTAACATTAAATCTAACATTATGAAAAAATTATTAATTGCTATTTTAGCATTAGGATTATTGAGTTGCGAAAAAGATTTAGGTGGTGGAGAAGATGGACCAATTAACATTCCAACTTCAACAACACTTTCAGGTAACATCAATACAACAACAACTTTAACTGCAGATAAAGTTTGGACACTAAAAGGTTATGTATACGTAACCGACGGAGCAAAACTTATTATTCAACCAGGTACGACAATCGTTTCTGACATTGCAGAAAAAGGAGCATTATGTATTGAAAGAGGTGCTCAAATTATTGCAGAAGGAACCGTAACAAAACCAATTATTTTTACATCTGGTAGAGCGGTTGGAGAAAAATCACCTGGTGATTGGGGTGGTATTGTAATATTGGGTAGAGCAAAAACCAATAGAACATCAGAACCAACAATCGAAGGTGGTATTGGCAGACCGTTTGGTGGAACAAACGATTTAGATAATAGCGGTATTCTTCGTTATGTAAGAATTGAATACGCTGGTATCGCGGCAATGCCGAATTCTGAAATAAATGCATTGACATTAGGTGGTGTTGGTAGTGGAACAATAATTGAATATGTTCAAACAATTTACGCTAACGATGATGCATTTGAATTCTTTGGAGGAACTGTATCACCAAGAAACTTATACGCGTTTGCGACCGCAGATGATGATTACGATTTTGACTTTGGATATAACGGAACCGTAACAAACAGTGTTTCAAAAAGAGACCCTCAATTTGTAGACAACGGAGATGCAGGAAATGGTGTAGAATGTGATAACGATGGAACAGGTTCATCATCACAACCTTTTACACATCCTAAATTAAGTGGTATGATTTTAATTGGACCGTTTGATGTGTCATCACTATCAAACCATAATTTAGGGTTAAGATGGAGACGTGCAACACAGTTTACAATAACAAACTCAAAGATATTAGGTTATCAAAAAGGTTCGTTTTCTATTGAAAGTAATGAAACCGCACAATCATATAGAGATGGGGTATCTAAATTTCAAAATAATGAGGTTCAATCGTTTGACCCATTATTAAATTTTAAATCAACCTCAACAGTGTTTACCGCATTACAAATGAAAGAAAAATCGTTAAGTGAAGGTAACCTTGAGAAAAATTATACGAGAGCAGAATTAGAAATACTTTCTAAACCAACATGGACTAATGGTTGGACAAGATTTCCATCAAGAGGAAATTAATATTCTTTTAATTAAAATTTTAAGCCCTCACCTATGGTGGGGGTTTTTTATTTTAAATAATTTACTATTATTACGTTATGAGTTTAACAAAAGTATTAATTGCAACTATCATTATGATTTTTGGTCAGATAGGTTCATTTCTGCAATTACAAGGGGCCATCAAATATGGATGGTACGAAAAATATATGTGGGTGGTTTTACTTTCAAGTATCCCAATAAGTTATTTGTACATTGTAGCCGTTAGAATGTATGTGGAAGGTTTTGGTGGTCAAATTTGGCCGAGTAGATTGATTGGATTCGCGCTTGGTATCATGGTTTTTACATCTATGTCTTCAATGTTGTTTGGGGAACATATGTCATTAAAAACTGTTGTGTGTATATTACTGGCGTTAACAATTGTTGGAATCCAATTGTTTTGGAAGTAATTGGTATTTATTGGTATGAAATTCATGTCAATTCTTATATTAGAAGGTAGAAAAGAAGACCTAAAGAAAAAATACTCAAACAAGTTTGATGAAGAAACATTAAACTGGATTTTGAATATTTCCGACCTTGTAGATTTCAATCACAAATACACTGACTTTATTTTAAAGGCTTTAGACCCAAATTCAGATATTGATATGAATGTTGATATTGCCGTTGGGTTAATACAAGATTTTGACAAATATCAATCTCAATTAAATAAGAAAGATATTAATCAATATAATACTTTTTCTGAATTAGAAGGAGCTTTATTACCATTCCATGAAAAAGAGAAAGAAAAAGAATTAGAAGGTCAATCTAAAAAAATCTATGAAAAAGGAGATTTTGTGGTGATTCAACCAAAAACTGAAGAAGCTTCTTGTAAGTATGGCTCAAACACTAAGTGGTGTGTTACATCAAAAGGTTCAGGTCATTTTGGTAGATATACCTCAGGTCGTCAATCGTTATATTTTATTATCAACAAAGCCAAATCCACAAACAAAAATTATTCAAAAGTTGCAATCCATTTTGATGATGAAGGGTTTATGAGATATTGGGATGCTCAAGATTCACCAATGAGTCAAAGAGAAATTGATGTATTTGAATATGCATTTCCTGAAATGATTGAGTCAATTAAAAATGACTATAAGGTTTACAAGGGGTCAATGACAGACAGATTTTTGATAGAAACTTTTGATAAAGTGGGTGAGAATTCTGTTGAAGCTAAAAATTACTTAAATTCTAATTATAATTTAACAACTTATATAAGAGGGTTCCAAAACATCCTCGATTTAGGTTTTGGACATTCCGAAGCCCGCTTATCAGTTTCTTTAAAATCGGACACAGAAAATAAATTAATTGACGAATATCAAGTTTTTATTACGTACAAAAGTAAAGATGATAGAACGTTCTCTGCCAGCATAGGGTTTATGGGGAATGATGAGGTTGCGGGTGATGATTTTGAGGACCTTGGTCTTGAAGGGTGGGGAATTGATTCAACATACTATCTTGGTAAAACCCCCGCAGAAACCGCTGAAGGTGTTAGAAGACACATTGTAACAAGAGTATTAGACCACATTAAAAACAATCCAAAATTACTTCAAAAAGTTGCAGGTTCTTCAAGAGTTTTTAGGTCTACCTATGGTTACAAATTTGGTAAAAATAAAGGTTGGGTTAAAAAACTTGTTGATTATTTGGATAAAGGAAAGATAGGAACAAAACTAGATTTCCTCACAGATATTGGTTATTTAGAAAAAATAACTCAAGACGGTAAAACACAATTTAGAAAAAGTAAACTTGGTTTTCTATATAATCCTCGAGACTTAAGAGGTCAACATTCTTCATTCTTTGCCGCAGCAAAAAATGCTGGAATTTTAAATTATAGAAAAATAGGAAAAGATTATTTCCTCATCAAAGGTCCAAATTTTGAGGCCTTCAAAGAAGGTAAGCTCAAGGCTCTTTAGATAACCTTCGAAAGTAGATATATAATCCAAAAAACAACCCCGCAACACAATACAAAACGAAGTTCGCGCTCCATAAACTTCCTGTCAGTAATATTAGGGAGTATTGAACGGCATCGAATCCAAAAGGATTGAAAAATAACGCGAGCATTAAAAATACCTGTGATAGGTTGTCTTGGAGGCTCCTTCTCCACGTTTTCATTCTTTTCACCATCTTCCATATGTAGGTATTTAAAATTTATGCGAATTCCGCGTTGTTTTTTATATAAATACATTATCTTTGTGATATGGAAAAATTTAATGACAAAGAGGCATTCAAAACTTGGGTCAAACAGAAAACTGAGACCAAAGAAGAGAGATATGCTCGTGTCAAAGAATATTGGAAAACTCGAGGTCCGTTTAAGGATAAAAACGATATTCCACAATTACCAATAGTAGATAAAGAAGAATGGGAACAGTTTTATATCCCAAAATTAATTGAGTTGGGTGCAATTCCAAAAAAAGACTTGGTTGTTGGCGAGTATTACATTGGTGACCACAGGTGTACAGGAATTGCGAGATGGAATGGTGATGTGTTTGAATATTGGAAATGGGAGTTTTTTCCTATGGAAGACGAATGTAACCATTTTGAAGATGATAATGGATTTGCCCTTTTTGTCCCAATAGGAATTGGGACTAAAGAAGAATTTGATAAATATGGTTATGACGCATGGCTAAAAGAAAAAGAAAAAAAGAATTGATATGAAAGTTATATTTTTAGACCATGACGGAGTAATATGCTTATCTACTGAGTGGGGTGGTCGCCATAAAAAACAAAAGGAATGGGGCGGACGAAAATTGTCTATGACAAATAGTGAAGTCCCTTTAGATTGTAGATTTGATAACTTCAATAAAAAGGCAATCAAAATCTTAAATGAAATCTTAGAAGAAACAGGAGCGGAAATCGTTGTGTCGTCTGATTGGAAAAGATGGGCAAACGTTGAGGAGATGGGTGAATATTATGAGTCTCAGGGAATCAAAAAGAAACCTATTGCATTTACCCCTAATTTGGGTCAATGTACTTGGTACATTGATGCATATCCTGCTGGTTTTATGTGGTCTCGAGCATGGGATTTGGAACAAACTAGAGTTATTGAAATTAAACAATACCTACATGACCATCCCGAGATTACTCATTGGGTTTCTATTGATGATTTGAGAATGGGTAAAGAAGGTCTTGACTATAGTATACCTTACGAGCATGAGTGGGGATTAGATAATTTTGTTGAGACTCCGAAAAGTACTGAGGGTATCAAACAAACAGGTATTAAAGAAAAAATTATAAAATTTTTAAATAGTGAAATACAGGACAAGAAGATTAATTAAACCAGAAGATTTAAATCCAAGAGGAACCCTATTTGGTGGCAGGGTTCTTCAATGGATTGATGAAGAGTCTGCAATTTATGCAATATGCCAATTGAACAGTTCGAACATTGTAACCAAAGCAATGTCTGAAATAAATTTTGTGTCTACAGCAAAAGTTGGTGATGTTATTGAATTTGGATTAGATTTAGTTAAAATTGGTACTACATCCATTACAATAGCTTGTGATGTTAGAAATAAAAAAACAAAAGATTCTATTATTAAAATTGATGAGATTGTATTTGTGTTATTAGACGGAAACGGAAAACCTTACCCTCATGGAAAAACAAGAAAAACTGACGACAATTGACATTAAGAAATTAATCAAAGAAGAAGGTCATATCAGAAAATTTCATGGAATCGCCCCTGAAGGGTTTGTTTTAGTTCACGAAAATACATTAGAACAACTAAAGGACATGGATGTATGGTTAGAGTGGAAAATGGAAAAATTATCTATAGAAGAAATGAATAAAATCAATTTTGATAATAATTAAAAATATACTATATTTGTATTAAAGAAGTTAAATCGTTGAATGTATGTCTTATTTGGATTTTGAGGTAGAACTCGACCCAAATTGCTCTCAAGATTCTCAGGATGATTGGGACCAACACGGTGACAATTGCACATTTTAACGTATGATGGTCAAGTTGGTGTAACTGTCTGCAGCAGTGAACGGGTGCTAGCTCCAAGGGTTAATATTCCCACCAACCTCTGACCATCTTTTTTATTAAAAACAATTTTTTTATGAAAAGACTATTAAGACGCGAACACGGAGAGATTGGAGGAGTTTGCGGAGGAATTGGAGATTATTTTAACATTGACGAAACTGTAGTACGAGTTTTGTTTTTAATTGGAATTTTCACTCCGTTTCCTACGATTTTCACTTATTTTTTACTTTGGATATTCATTCCAAAAGATAGATTAATACCATGAGTAAAGTAATTAAAAACCCAACATTATTTGTTGACATAGACGGTACACTAGTTGAGTATCGTAAGTTTAGTGAGTTATCTGAATCAATACTTACCCCAATTCAGGATGTGATTGATTTTGTTAATAACCACTATGATAATGGTTCAGTTGTTATGATAACAACAGCCAGACCTTCAACCTACGAATTATTTACCAAACAAGAATTAGAAAAGATTGGTGTAAAATACCATCAATTAATTATGGATTGTGGTAGAGGTACAAGAGTCATTTTGAATGACAAAGACCCTGAAAATCCGATAGACAGAGCGGTTGGGATAAACTTAGATAGAAACGGTGGGTTAAAAAATATAACCATACCTGAGAGTGTAAAATCTTATGAGTCAAATTAAAGTATCTGCTAAGAGACACTTAGCAAAAACAATTAGTTATCGTATAATCAGCACATTAATAGGATTTTTAATAATGTGGGCAGTTAGTGGAAGTATAACAGTTGGAGCAGCATTTGGAGTTGCGGAATTAGTATATAAACCAATTCAGTATTATATTCATGAAAGAATTTGGTATAGATATATAAAATATGGTTTGATTAAGATTAAAGACGAAAAACCAAAAAAAGAAGAACAAAAAGAAGAACAAAAAACTAAGAGATTAGTTTATACTAAAAAGGCCAATTAATATTGGTCTTTTTTATTTATGTCTATGATATTTATTTCAATATGAGCATAGATAAAAAAATCTTAGAAATCTACAATCAGATTACCGAATCACAAAAGTCAATTATAAAAACGATTGGTTTAAATGAAGCCGCTTTGGAAGCTCCATTAGATACTGTAAGAGTAAATTCTGGTTTTGGACCAAGATGGGGTAGATTACATAATGGTGTTGATTTAGCTGCGGACGCAGCAAATGTTAAATCTCCTGCGGATGGTGTTGTTGACATTGCCGCAATCAAAAATGATGATTGTGGAGGTACTATCATGATTAATCATGCTGACGGTTATAAATCAGGGTATTGCCACATGCAAAAAATTAATGTAAGAGCAGGTCAAAAAGTTCAAAAAGGTGAAGTAATCGGAATTAGTGGTGGTGGTCCTAATGACCCTGGTAAAGGTAGAAGTGATGGTAGACATTTACATTTTACTTTAAGAAAAGATGGTCAAGTTGTTGACCCTATGAATTTTATTGGCAAAGAAGGTATTGTCATGACAGGAAGTACCCCTGAATCCTCGTCTAAAGCATCAGAAGATGCGTATGATTATGCAACGTCTAAAAATAAATCCACAACAAGTTCATCACCAAAATATGCTGAGGTTGTTGGTACAGTAACAAGTGCAGAAGGAATGAACGAAGAAATACAAGAAATTTTAAAACTTTACGATATAATTCTTAAAGAAGCCTCTTCCGCAAGTAGTGAATTATTTGGTGGTAATAACGTAAAAATACCTGTAGACGGGGCTCACGCAGGTCAATCAGGATGGCAAAGTAATAATGCTTGGGATATTGCGGCACCCGTAGGTACACCTGTTTATGCATTAGCCGATGGAGTTGCCCAAACATTTTCAGACTATGGAAGAGAGGTTAGAGCAACCCAAGGAAAAAAACTTTACGGTCAAAGTTTTACAGTGAAAAGTGACGGAGGTCTTCCAAGTATTTATTACACACATTTGGAAGGCTCACCTGTAACAAAAGGAGCAACAATCAAGTGCGGTCAATTTTTAGGTTATATTATGGATTTTCCTAATAGTAGTTACGACCACGTTCACATTGGAGTTGAGACTGGAAACATACGACAGTTTTTGAATGATGATGGTACAATGAAATGTGCAAAAGGTCAACAAATTACTGGAGGAGAAATTAGTAATTCTCCTTCTACTGATGACGCATCATCAAAAGCGTATGATTATGCCGTTAGTAAACAATCTTCACAAACATCATCAAGTATTCCAAAATATGCAGAAGTTGTTGGGACTGTGACAAGTGCCGAAGGGTTGAATGAGCAGAGAAATTTTGGTAAAAATATATCAAACAGATATGGTAGGGTTATAATTCCAAAAGATGATAATCCAAAAATTAAATCTCCAATATCTGGTGTTATTAACAATAAAAAGTATTTTTCGGGTTGCGCAAATCAATTAACTATTGAAAATAATGACAACGGAACTGTTTATTTACAATATTGTGGTATATCAAATGTAAAAGTTAGTAATGGTAGGAGAGTAAATGTTGGTGATGTATTAGGTACTACTGATTCGGATGTAGAAGCTATTATGTATGATAGTAGGTGGAATAGAATTAATATTCCTTCTAAGGATTTAAAAATAGATAAAAAAGAAAAGGATAAAGAAGAAGAGGTAGATAAAACAAGAAAAAGTTCTGACCCTGAGTATTTTGACCCTCTTATGGCATCTATTATGGGTATTCCAGGTAAATTGTTTCAAGATAAATATGATAAGTCAGGTAACAGAACAGAAAAAAGATATGGTGGTGTTGCCGACAAACAACAAGTAGACCCATGGGTTTTAAATTTCTTAAAAGACCCATTCAATAGAAAAAAGGTTAATGAAAATATAGAAAAAATTAAAAAGATGTTATAATAAAAAACCCACCATTAGGTGGGTTTTGTTTTTAAGGGAAAGTTATAAATTATTTTACTTCTTCTACTTTCTCAACATCAGCTTTAACTGAATCAACTGCCACTGCAGATGAATCAACTTTAACTGAATCAACAGCTACTGCAGTTGAATCAACCGCTTCTGTAGATTTACCAGTCCCGTTTCCGCAAGATGCTAACATTGTTGTTGCTGCAATTGCAAATAGTGCTACGATTTTTTTCATGTTTTTTTGTTTTTTGTTTGTTATGTATTTTATTAACTTATGAACCATAAATATATGAAGAATTATCTTATGTGTCAATTATTTTAAAAGTTTTTTTTTGTTAAAATTTTGTTATGCGGAGAGTGTTGGGCTCGAACCAACGCGGCTGTTACACCCTACCTGTTTAGCAAACAGGCCCCTTCACCAACTTGGGTAACCCTCCTTATTGTAATAATTGTATTAAATAATAAGATAATTTATATCCTGTAAACGCACCAAGAGCTGATGGTAATGGGAAAACAATCATTTTACCTAAATCTGTAACGTATTTTGGTCTGTTAACAATCTTACCCATATAAAAGTAATATGTTAAGTACCCTAATAACACCGCTAAATCCGTTCTTGTTGCAATGAATACAACAATAGTCGCACCAATAAAACCAAAAGTAAAATTATCTCTAACTCCTTCCCAAATTTCAAATGTGGTAGCCTCTTTGTACTCTTTAACAATTTTTTTAAACTTTGTTCTGTTTGTCTGTTTTTTTTTAATTTGTGATTCCATGTTGGAATAGATGGATTCGAACCATCGACATCTACCGTATCAGGATAGCGCTCTAACCAACTGAGCTATATTCCAATGTGCTGTAAGGGAAGGAGTCGAACCTTCAAGAGGAGATTCAATTGATAACACAACGCTTGCAAGCTGGTGGTCTACCCCATATTATCAATCTATTTCTTTGTCCCCGCCCCCGAGACAGGAGGGTGCGTATGCCAAGGTCATAACTGAGACAACCTAATTTCGCCACCTTACAATTTGCGGAGGAACAGGGATTCGAACCCCAGATACCCTTTCGAGTATGCCAGTTTTCAAGACTGGTGCAATCAACCGCTCTGCCATTCCTCCAAATAAAAGTGTTTTGGTCAACCACTCGCTACCCACCGCAGTATGACGATTCCCCCTGTGGTCATCGTACTTACGCCTAAGCCTTGTCCGTTGTAAACACTTTTGGGTGACTAACGGGAATCGAACCCGTGACAACTTGAACCACAATCAAGCGCTCTACCTACTGAGCTATAGACACCATATGTTGCGTGTATGAGGTTCGAACTCACTTGACCTTCCTTATGAGAGAAAGTTCTTTCCCACTAAGCCACGCAGTTTAGTGGTTTTATTAGGACTCGAACCCAAACTCCGAAATCCGTAGTTTCGTGTGCTATCCATTACACCATAAAACCGTTGTTGTCCCTCAGGGATTCGAACCCCAACTGGATGGACCAAAACCACCTGTACTACCGTTATACTAAAGGACACTTTAGTGTGGGAGTGGAGGGATTCGAACCCCCAATGTCGACGACCACAGATTTACAGTCTGCTAAGCAACCGTTGCTCAACACTCCCAAGTTAGGAAAGGAGAAGATGGTCGAGTGGACATCTCCTTTTACGATTGGCATTACTCAGGTGTATTTCTCCCAACTCCGATGATACCGACCAAAATACACTCTCATGTCATAGGTACCACCATTCCCCAATCAACCTATAAAACGATAATAGAATGTCCCAGCCGTCTCCTTCTCTTATCTAACATACACTAACAGCTAAATACGGCTTGACTGATTATACTGTATGTTTTGCACGGGTGGAGAGGTTCGAACTCCCGACAACTGGTTTTGGAGACCAGTACTCTACCAAACTGAGCTACACCCGCTTATATTACCTATACTTCCTGATAATCTTCATTATCTCTCCGATATCTGTAAGTTCCATCTTTTGTCCGACACGGATTGGATAGAATGCCACGGTAAATCCGTGGTTTCCACAAAAACGTTCGGTTACTCTTTTTCCATTAACTTTTTCAAGATAAATCCATGGAATGTTACCTGCGAATTCACATTTGATTCCCAGTTTGTCCATTCTTCTTCTGAAATCGTTTAATACTCTTGTGTCTGTTTCCATAAGTTTATTTTTTGAGGTCGAACCCAGAATCGAACTGGGGTAATTAGTTTTGCAGACTAACGCCTAAGCCGCTCGGCCACCCGACCATTGTTTTATTTAACCATATCAAAGTTAATCATATTCTCTGACATTAATTCACGAAGTTCATTTCTTATTTCCTGATATGCGTCATACTTGTCCTGTGGTAAATCATCGGAAGCATATTTAGTTTTCGCTCTCAATGATTGGTCCAAATCCCAAAGTATTGACCACATCTTCATTCCTTTAGTTGCCAAGTCGAAATCTTGTTGGTCCTCAGGTAAATTAAATTCTAAAACAGCTTTCATTTTTTTTCTCTTTATATTTTTTACATCTCTTTTTTGGTACTTCAACGTAATATGAACCCATAAACGATGAGAATACACCAACGTAGTTGGACCCAACCTCTTTTACATCATGGAGCACTGAACCCTCAAAAAGGTTGAAGAAGATGTCAGTACAGTCTTTTTTTGTTACAACTTTCATATTACAAATATACACAATTTTATTTAATTTTTCTAATGTGACCCCGCCGAGATTCGAACTCGGGACTCCTTCATTAAAAGTGAAGTGCTCTAGCCAACTGAGCTACGAAGTCTTATTGTGGTAACGGTCAGAATCGAACTGACGACACCTTGGTCTTCAGCCAAGTGCTCTACCAACTGAGCTACATCACCATTTGTAGTCCCTGTAGGAATCGAACCTACGACATCTTGCATGTAAAACAAGCGCTCTCCCAACTGAGCTAAAGGACTGTTTGTACTCCGTACGGGGCTCGAACCCGTAATCTTCACCGTGAAAGGGTGACGACTTAACCAATTTGTCCAACGGAGCAATTATTCAACAAAAATACGACCAATAAATCAAAGAACCAAAAAACATCAAAATAAAAAACCCCGAACCTTTTTACGAGTTCGGGGTATATAAAAAATTTAGTTTATTAATCTAAAAAAATTATCCTATTTTGACATCCGAACTACATAATAGCATACGCTCATACCAACAAATCGATTGTTGTGTACTAAAGACCATATGTTTAAATGTAGTTTTCATTGTTTCTTATATATAGTACAAAGATACAAAAAAATCTTTGGGTGTCAAATATTTTTTTTAACTATTTATAAAAGATGAAAACATTGAGACAAATCATTAAGGAAGAATTATTACTTGAAAAAAGAATCACTCAAGTTAATTCGTCTTTAGAAGTAGTATTCCTATTTGACGTAAACAGGACCACTCACGCCTTTGATAGAGACACAAGAGATGATATTGAAGGGTATAATGTAAGACCGATTGTTAACGCTGAAATTAGAGAGATTATCAGTACAGTAAAAAAAGATATTGCCGAAAAAATAGTTTCAAGGGAAATTAACCCTGAAGTAGATTTTGTTGTAAAGTCCTTAAAATGGGAATTAGCCATGGCAATAACTCCTGTTCATATTGGAGGAACTTATTGGCAATTAATTATCAAAACAGTATTCAGAGAATCCAAATACAACCCTTTTAGAGTGGGTGAAAACCAATTGGTGATTTACTCAGACATTTAAAAAAAAAAAGGGTAACACTAGTATCTGAATCGTTCCCGTGTTACCCAGTTTGTAATTGAGCTTGTGTATCTAAATCGTGCTCCTCAATCACAATACAAAGATACAAAAATATTTCGTACCACAAAAAATATTATCCCTGAATATTAAAATTAATCACACATCTGTGAGTTTTTCCGTAAAAAGGTTTAACCGAATGAACAATATCGTAAGGCCAAATTATTAACATCCCTTTCTTTGGTCTAATAAAGTAAGACATTCCCCTAACGTGAAATGTAAATACCCCACTATATGGATGGTCATCAACTGGGTCTCCGTCAGATAGATAATAACCACCAGAAAAGTTTAAAGTTGTTTCTTCATTTGGTTGCCATCTACAATGATTATGAGCGTTATGTCCACGACCT